TGAAATTTTACGGGGTCGCCGTCGTATTCGACCTCCATCGGAAGGGTTGCTACGCCGAAGCCACCTGTCGCAACCACTTCCAGATTGATTTTTGTTCCTTTTGGTATCATATCCTTTTAGTTTTCGATTGTTCCTTTCATCACTAATATATAGTTAATAGATAGTGATTTCAGAAAAACCTCGCTAAAAGTTCAACTTCACATTGCAACCGCACAGGGCGACTGCGGAGCAGAGTGCCTCGATATTATCCATATTCCCCTTGAACTCATTGGTTTCCTCCTTTGAATTTGAGTTCCGATACCTGTGTACCACTATGGCGAAGTTGTAACTGGGATTGAAGCAGACATAATCATAAAAGCCGTGGTCGTAGCCGTCAACTTCCATCTCCCACACACCGTATGTGGCATCATACCTGAAGTTGTTGGCTTCAAGCCACGCTTCCGTTATCTTGTTCGTGTTTCCCATCAGCATATAGTCCGCAGGTATTCGACATAACTGTCGCTGTAGAACAGGTATGCTGGGACGAACATCCAGTCGTCACCGTTGTTAATCTGTAGCATAACCTCTCCGCCAGAGACATACATATCCTTTACATCCCACACCATACCGACCTTTACCCTGTCGAATATGTCGGGCGGGAAGTTCTTCTCGTATCTCCTGATGTAGTCTATCACTTCCTGTGTGATGAACACTCTTGCGCCTACAAAGTATTTCTTGTTCATATTTACGGTTTCGTTTATTCGTCTGATATGTACCATAGTGCCTCGGATTTATTATGGATTATTTATATCACTGTCCGAGTTCGCGCCTTATCTTCAGCAGCACATCGTTGACAATCTTCTGGTCTGCGTGCTTCGGGAGCGTGGTGGTTTCCATATACTTCTTCATTTCGGCAAACTCCGCTTCGAGCATACGCATTATCTCGTCGTACTCGTACTTGTGAGCCTTTATGTCGAGCAGGAACTCGGCATCCCGACCAGCGCGGTTGACTATCACGCCCTCTCCACGCGCTATCTCCGCGCCCATCCTCAACAGGCGGAAGCACTCCGATATGTTCTTGCTGTCATAGTTCTTGTCCAAGTTCGACTCATACCTCTGCTGGTTGCGCTTTCTCACCCAGTCCTGATATTCCCTGTATTCCTTGCAATGCAAGGAGTAGCCAGACTTGTTGTATGTCATATAGCAAATCGGCTCAAGCCCCTTCGGGACCGAAGTCAGCCGAACCTCGTCGCTGTCCCCGTCGGCTATCCCCCTGAACACATTCACTTCGTCCGTGCAGTAGTACACGGCATAGGCATCGTGCATATGGTCTATCGCCACAAGCCCGCACCTTTCCCGCGAAAGCCCCGCAGCCGAGAGCCACTCGGACATAGGGACGCTTCCTCCCCCGCTGAATGTGTAGCAGAAGTCGAGCACTCCGAGCCTCCTTTCGACTGGGTTGACAATCTTCTTGTTCAGCCCGCGAGCCTTTGAAATCTGCGAGTACGCATAGCCCGTGAACGAGTTGAAGCAGTCCTGCGTTACGAATGTGTCGCGTATGTCCCTTATCAGTGTGAAGGACGGGTGCATCCTGACTATGAACTTGTCGTCAACGAAGAGCGATTCGAGCATAGTCGGGTTGGCTTTCAGGAGAAGTCGGCAGTATTTGCCCAGTTCGTACGCCACGCAGTCGTTCCTGCTGTCCTCCACCGTGTCGGCTTCGGGGTTGAGCGATATGAGTTTCTCCGTGGGCGAGACGAACACCCCGCCCATATCCACATCGCTTGTCGGGGTGTTCGTGCCGTGGCAGTGCGAACCCCTTATGTACTCGTATATCAGCCTGTCCTCTATCTTCTTGCTGAACATAATCTTTTCCTCCTAACGGAATTATCCCTTTTATTCTTGTAAAAGTTCAATGGTCGCTTCACAGTTGTCCGTTCGTTCACCAGTTTTCTTGGGTCTTGCAAACGGTTTGCATACAACTCCACGATTGTTTTCGGCGTTCCTCACCGAATTGTATTTCAAAATGTTTCTTGCTGCATTTACATCCCTATCGTGATGACAACCACAATGGCAACAAGTCCATTCTCTCACATTTAGGTTTCTGACTTTTCTTTCAACATAACCGCACTCACTGCACATCTGACTTGACGGATAGTATCTGTCAATCTTAATCAAGGTCTTGTCATTCCACAAGCACTTGTATTCAAGCGTCTGTATGAACTGATACCAATTACATTCCGATATTGCCTCTGCTAACTTATGGTTTTTCATCATTCCTTTGATGTTCAAATCCTCAACCTTTATCACATCATAGTTATTCACGAGTTCATTTGTAATTTTGTGTATGTAGTCAGTTTTGACATCTGTTATCTTTTGATAGATTCGGTTGCATTTCAACACTTGGTTTTCGTATCTCCTGCTTCCATAAACCTTCCTTGACAGATGCCTTTGGTTATGTTTTAATTTACATTTTAATGTCCTGATTATACTCCTGTGGTTCTTGTATTTAACCCCGTCACTTGTGATGACGAAATCCTTTATGCCGAGGTCAAGTCCCACTGAACGGTTGGTCTTTTTGCAAGGTTCATAGTCTTGCTTGACTGTGATAGTTATGTGGTATCTATCCGCCTTGTTTTTTGAGATGGTCGCAAAGTAAACCTTTCCAACAATCTCACGATTCATCACAATATCAATCCCACTTTTGAGTTTCGGAATGAACAATTTGCTATTTTTAATATGAAATGTGTTAGGTTGTGCAATCTTGAACGACTGTTTACCCCTTCTGTTCTTGAACTTCGGATAAGAACTTTTGTGCTTGTAGAAGTTATCGTATGCGGTGTGCATATTCCTCAAACTGCATTGCAGAGATTGCAACGGGGCATTTTTTAAAAATTCAAAACTGTTATTTTTACGGAGTTCGGTTAATTTACCTGATTGAACATTATAAGAATCACTTGTCTTTGTCTTTTCATATTGTTGTTTCTTTTCATCAAGGAAATAATTATACACAAGTCTGCAACATCCGAACACATTGGCAAGATAAATCCCTTGCTTTTTGTTTGGGTATATTCTGAACTTGTATGTGTAAACTCTTTCCATTTGATTCAAACTCTGTATGGTATTTATAAGTGTTTATTTTTTACAATACTAAATGGATATTAAATTACAGTTGCTTCTTCAAGTGCCTTACTGGGAACGGGAGTTCCACGCCCCTTTCGGATATGAACTCGCCAATCTCCCTGTCGGTCATAGCCGAGCAGTTCTCGCAGGAGAGCCGTATCCTTTCCCTCAACTCCTCTACGAGTTCCCTGTTCTCCCTTATGAATTTCGCGACCGCCTCCCTTTTCTGGCTGGCTTCCTCGCTTATCTCCTTGTGCTTGCGCTTGAAGCAGTATGCGCTCCACGCCTTCTGCGGTGTCGTGAAGCCGTAGCCGTTTGCGTTTTCCAATATCCTGCCAGTCTCGGTATCGACAATCCCGTAGCGGATGCCCTTGCCAAGAGCAGCAATCTCCGTTGCTATTATCCTGTTCTTAATTTCCATAGTCAGAAGATGTGTATTCCGTGTATCTTGTCCGTCACTCCTTCGAGAAAATACTTCGTCTCGGTCGTCTGCAAGAAGTGGTACAGGTGCGTTACCAGCCACTTGGCGCAGTTGTCGTCAGTGATGTCGAACTCCGTCATATCGTATATCCGCCACACCTTGTCGAGATTGGAGAATATCTCCTTCGAGCGCAGGTATGCGTCGTTCTCCGTAAAGCCCTTCCTCAAACTCAATGTCGGGAGTATGTCCTCGTTGAAGAGCCTGTCGTGCATATCCTTCCTCCTCGTTTCCAACTGGTACGGGGTGCGGTCGTCCTCCGCGTCAGCCTTGTACTCGGCAATCGCCTGCAAGACCGAAACATAGCCGTCTATGTCACGCGCCAACTTGTCGGTGGCGATTTCGCTGTCCTTTATTATTCCGTGCATACCATTCCTCCCTTCACTCCGTTCAGTGCAAAGAACCTTGCACGCTTCTTCTTGTCATACCCTTCGTTGAGCGCAACGGCAAACAGGAACGATTCAAGAGGCTCGCAGTGGTATCGGTAGCAGTTCTTGTACTTCGCCCAGACCTTGTACACCACGAGCGAACATCCGCTTTTCGTGTCGTCGCAGAATGACACTATGTGCCTTTTTTCCCGTGCGAAGTGAACCGCGTCACCCACGCACAATGTCTTAATTCTCATCATCACCGTATAAAAAAACCTATAAAAACTATGCTATTCATCTGTTTCTCTTTCCTGCTTCGCCCTGCCACTACTTTTTAGGTTCATTGCTGAACGGTCATCCATAGTCGGGCAGTCCACAGGCTTAAATTCGGCAGTACGGCTGCCTATTATCCGTTTACCTTCGTTCAGGATGTTTATTGATGCGTTGACATCTCGGTCGTGGTGCGTTCCGCATTCGGGACAAGTCCACTCCCTATCGGCAAGCGTCAAGTCCCGTTTAATGTATTCGCATACGGAGCAGGTCTTCGATGACGGATAGAACCTGTCAACGAACACGACCTGCTTGCCGTTAACCATAGCCTTGTCGGTCAATATGCTTCTGAACCTGTACAAGCCGACCTCGGCGATAGCCTTCGCAAGTCTATGGTTCTTCAACATACCGCGCACATTAAGGTCTTCCATAAACACCGTATCGTAATCCTTCAGCAACGAGTTAACGACATAGTGTATGTAGGCTTCGCGCTGGTTCGCCAGCCGTTCATAGGCGGTTGCAAGCCGTATCCTTTGCTTCATACGGTTGTTAGAACCCTTGACCTTCCTGTACAGTTGCTTCTGCAAGACCTTTATCCTGTGCTCGGTTTTCTTGAGAAAATGCCTGTTCTCGAACACCTCGCCATCGGATGTAATCACGAAATCCTTTACGCCCAAGTCTATGCCTACGCTGTTTCCAGTCCGCTTGAACCTGATTAGTTCATCGTCTGGAATGTCCATAAGGATTGACAAGAAATACTTGCCCGTCTTGGTTCTCGACAGGGTAGCACTTCGTATATTGTCCTTATATGCTTTAAGCCGTGCGTAATACAACTTGGAGCACCTGAAACGAATGTCTTTTAAATCTTTGGTTAATGTAATCTTTCTATCGTCGAATGTGTTTCGGGACGATATAGCCTCGATGGGGAATAAAGCAGAAAGAACAGTGTCGTGCTTTGACTTGAACTTCGGGAAGCCCCTATGCAACTTGAAGAAGTTGGTATATGCCGTAAGCATCTGCCTTATAGACTGCTTCATAACCTTCGTGTTCTGCTGTTTCAACCAAGCGTATCGCTCGTCTTTAATCAAAACACCGTGAAACCACTTGGACAGGTCGGTCAGACCTAACGAAGTACATTCATCCTTATATGCTTTCATCTTCCGTTCAAGGCACTGGTTATAGACGAACCGATAACAGCCCAAGACCTTGTTTATCTTGGTCTGCTGTTCCTTGTTCGGATATAGCCGTATCTTCAACGCCCTTAACATTTCGTCCAATAAAAAGCGGAGGACTGTCCGCTCGGCATAAAGTGCAGAGAGCCTTTGCGGATGGAATCCTCCAAATGTCTTTATAATTGCTTTCGGACACATCTGCACTTGCGTCCACATATTATTTATATTTTTATGTTTTGCGTTGTCCATACGGCAATATGCGTTGTCAAGTTTTTAGCAGTTATTCATAGGTTTTATTAGAATTTCGTTGAACTGTTGCCAACCCCTACACGAGCCTGCACTTGTGGAATATGCCTTCGAGGGTGTTCATAACAAGGGTGCTCCCGCTCGCCTCTGTCGCCCCCTCCTGCCAGTAACCGCACTTCCTTATGTACCTGACTATGCCCCCCGTGTGTATGTCGGCGCAGAGTTCGTTGCTCTTCCTGTCGAGCAGGAACTCGCAGTCCTCCCTGTTGTCCATAAAGAAGTTCTCGCTCAATGTGGCTGGCATATTCGTATTGACGAGGACATAGTAGTTAGCCTCGTAGTCATCGTCACCGTCCGAGCGGTCGCTACGGAAGCGGAGGTTGTGCTTCGGGAGTATTTCCTTCGCCTCGTCGCAGAGGCACTGGGCAAGGGCATCGCCCTTCGTAACCCCCTTTGAAGTCCAAGTTGACCAGCCCCGCGCATTCTCCCAGTTCCCCATTCCCTTCGCGTTCACGTGGACTGAAATGAACATAACGAGTTTGCCATCCTTCTTCGCATCGGCATAATACTTGTTCGCCCTCGAAACCCTTGTCGAGAGGGGGGTGTCCTTTTCCTCTGGTGCTACGAGCCTATACTCTATGCCGAGTGCTTCGAGCCGTTTCGCTATAAGGGCTACGGTTTCCCGACACCACTTGTATTCGAGCAACTGCCTGCCGTCTGGCAACTTCGGGCTTCTCTTCCCCGCAGTGTCTATCCCGTGTCCGTTGTCAAGTAGAACAAGTACCTTCATAATGCCGTTAGAAATATGCTATTATAAATTATTTATATATAGCGAAAGGCGGGGCAACCAGAAGGCAGCCCCGCCGAAAAATAACAACAAGCAATAAAAGATATGTCAGATTTCACCGCCATCGCCGTAGCGGGAGAGCATCTCGTCATCATCTATCTCACCCTTGTCAATCATCTCCGCCTCCTTGCCCAAGAACTTCAGGCATTTCAACTTGAAGGCTTCGGCAATGCAGTCCCCGTCTATGCGGACGACTATGCCCTCGCGCGGAACTTTGTTCCTGCACAGAGGCTCGTTCTGCTCCATACCGAACTTCTTTTCCGTCTTGAGCCTTTCGAGGACATTCGCCCCCCAGTTCCCGTCCTTCGGTATGTCGGGATAGAAGTCCGCGAGCGAGCCGTGGAAAAGCACTGGCAAGGCAATGAGCCTTGATGCGACCTCCGCACTCTTCGTCGCTTCGAGCCTGTCGCGGAGGTCAAGGGTAAAGTCAACGACCTCGTTCACGCTGAACTCGCGCGATGTATGCTTGTCGCGGTACTTCACCCTGTATATCATAAGGGCAGATTCTCCCTGCCTGCAACCGTAGTCGAAGTTCTTCTGTATAGCCTTCCCGCTCGGCTTGTAGCCGACTATCTCGCCGTAGATTGTAATGTTGCGGGGTATGCACCCGTTGAGTATCGAGTACCACTCGTCATACTCCGACTTGACCTTGAACTCGGTGTCATAGTCAACAAACGGGTTCTGGATAATCTTCCTCGAAGAATATATCGTGTCATAGCCCTTCTTCATAAAGCGAAGCCACTTCGGGAGTCGGTTGAACTTGCGTGCATACCACCCTCCGAACAACGGAACTTTGACTGGTATGTTAGCAAAGATTCCCGAAGTTCCGTGCATTTTTACCGAAATAGCCACACTATCGAACGGTTGCAACTTCTCTGGGTTGCGCTCCAACTGGTTCGTGTCATAATGAAACCTCAACTCGCCAGCAATAAGCCTGTTCACCCTCTTAATCGGCTTTCCGCCAGCACCCCTGCTCCCGTGTCCGTTGCACGCCATAGGCGGTACGAAAGCCTTGATGAACAACTTGCCGTTCACCTCGTCGAAGTCCACCCCGACAAAGTGTTCGAGTTCACTCTGGGTAATGTCGATGTGGTCGTACCTTTCGAGTTCCTCAAGGGAGAATATGTACCCCATCGAAAGCACTCCGCGCAACTTGACCATACGGACACGCCCGTACTTGTTGAAGTAGCCCTTGTGCTCTTGGTCTGCGTTCATAGTCCTGTCCTCGAACAATGAGTTGGCACGGAGGAACTCCGCGTCAATCTGGGACTCGTTGGACGCATAGAACATAACATCGCCCTCGTTCACTTGGTCTTTGCGCACTACTATCGTGCGCCCGTTTATCTCCGTAGTTGCGAGGAAATCCGAACCCTCTATCGGCTTCAACGCCCCTATCTTTACAATAGTGCAGCAATATTCCGCACTCATCTCACTTGATTTGCTAAATGTATCGCTCATATATCTTATAAATTTTTATTTCTTAACAATCAAATACTTGTCCGTGTCCTTGAACACCTTGCAATACGCATTTACGCTCGCATCTATGTCGTGTACTGTCTGCAAGTCCAAAGGGAACGACTTGTACGCACAATCAATATGCTCCTTCAGGTCGGCAACGAATTTCGCAAAATCCTTCCGTTCCCTGTTCGCGAACGCATATTCCGCAATGCAAGCGGGAATGGTCACGCAGATTGCGCCAGCCTCCCTCCAGCCTCGCACACAGCCCCACTCGTAGTCGGGCTTGCCATCGGGATTGATTCCCCCGAAAAGAAGCACGGTGTCCGTGTATTTGCTGTCGGCTTCCGTTTCCTTACCACCGTTCTTCAGGAACTCCGAGCCGACTGCGTACGATGCCTTGAATAGCCTCTTGTAGTTGTCATAGACCTCATCGTCCATTTTAACCGCAAGCCCCTTCGGTATAAGCCCGCGCCAGTCGAACTGCCGTGAGTCGAGGTAGTCGGAAACGACCTCCGTCGAAAGCGAAACCGAAAGCAACAAATTGTCCGCCCCCGACATCTTCACTTCCCCGTACGGCTCCTTGTAGTTCTCCTGAATGAGTACGCGGATTTCCGCCCTCTCGTCCTCCGTCATACTCTCCATAGGGCGGAGGTACGGAAGCATACGGATTTTGCCCTTCGCAAAGTAGCCCAGATAGTCGCCTATGTTGTCGTACGAGATGAGTTCCCTTGCCGAATTGCGCCACAGGCTGTCGCCCGCAACACCGTCGAGTTCCCTTTCCGAAACAAGGCACACGCACCCGAACACAACACGCTTGGTTATGTCCTTTATCACAAGTGCCAAGTCCGCTTCGGACAACTTCTCCTTGACCGTCTTCGCGTCATTGCTTATCTGTTCCGAATACTGAATGTACATCTTTTATTTTTTTTTGTTTATTGTTTATTTCTCCACTATCCTGTCGTTCCTTTCCTCCGCATACTCGTCCTCTATCTCGTCAATCCGCGCAAGTATGTGCTCGTACCTGTACTTCCACTGTACGCTGTAATCGACCTTGCTCTTCGGGTTCACCCTTACCTCGTGGCTCTTGCGGTACTTCTGCACGCTCTCCACGAACAAGCCCTCGTCCCGCCTGACTATGACACCCTTGCCGATAGTAACCGTCGTGTATGAATGGAGCATATCGCCCATATCGTGCCTGAACGCGCACTTCACCTCATCGCCTACCTTATGCCCCGTCAGTTCAAGCCACTTCTCCCAGTATGCAAGTTCGCACAACTGGCGCACCTGCTCCCTCGTCAGCCTTTCCTTCTCCTCCATAGCAGTCCTAAAAATAGTTCCTCTCCCTGTATTGCCTTACCATCACCGCATTGTCCTTGCGGTCAATCTCAATGCCAGTCTTCCACGGGCAGATGCTCCGTATGTCATCTTCCTTTACGCCCGCGTTCAATAATATCTCATAAAAGGGCGTATTCGGGTAGTAGTCGCAGGAGAGGTCTATGCGAAACCTGCTTCCGCTTTCGGACTCCCACATACAGCCGTGCAGGTAGAACTTCTCTATGCCGTTATGCACATTCTCCATAATCTCTGGGGTTATGTTCTTCTGCGCATCGGACTTCAAGAGCGTGCCGAGAAACATCATACCGTCCGAGTGTCCGCTCCTGTCCCCGTTGTCCTGAAACGGGCTACCAAAAAGCAACCCGCACCACTTGTCGGCGGCAAGACTGCACGCCTCATCGTATGTGCGCCTCTTTCCAAAAGTGGTACGAAAATAGAGTTCCACCCTTTCCGACCACTCGCGGAACTTTTTGTCGGCATATTCCCAGTATCGGTCAACATAGTCCTTCTTACCGTCAGTTGACCTGCCACGCCTCAAGTTCTCGTTCCACTGCTCGTCCGTAGGATACGGCAACACCTTGTGCAAGGCATTGTAGAGCACATCCCTTATCTCCTGATAATACTTGACACCACCATTAAACACGGACTTCACCGCTTCGGCAATGTCGTTCTTCTTCACACCTTCACCCTCTGGGAACTCCCCTATGAGATATTCCACCGTCTTGTCTATTGGCTCTATGTCGTAATCTTCCATATCGTTGTTTTTTTCACAAGTTAAACATTAAGCACGCCCTTGCTTTCGGCTGACGACATATCAATCTCCTTCGGCATTGAAACTATGCGCCAACGGGCGTTGCCGTCCTTCGCCATATACTCGTCAAGAAGCCTGCGTGCCTCCGACACATTCTCGGATATCACAAGTTTGGCGACTGGCTCAACGAAGTCGTCATACGCCAAGTCGAATATGAAGCACCTCATAATCGGCTCGTCCGAACCACCGACCGCCCTTATGAACTCCTCCCCGTCATTGTCGTCCAGATTGGTGTTTTCCAAAAGCCAAGCGCAAGCCTTCCTTATCACGCTCTCGCGCTCCATACGCACAGCGTCAAAGGCATCGGGGACGCGGACGCAATGCTCGGCATCCCTGTTATGCACTATGCAGTCGCGGAGATACTTCTCCCCCTCCGAATATCCGTTGTTTTCCTTACTCATTATCATTCTGTCTTAAAATTCCAAGCAATATGTCCTTGTCACCATCACCAAGCACGGCGCAAAAGCCGCCCCCGTCGTCTGGAAGCCTCAACTTCGGGACTGCATCCTTCTCGAAGCGTTCCGCAATATCCGATATGCTCAACTTCGGGAGCACATCCTTCTTGAAGCGTTCCATAGACCACACCTTGAAGAAATCCGCTTCGCACGGGCTTCCCTTTCTTGTAAACACAAATCCCTTCTCGCCAGCCGAAAAAATATCGTCCGCATCAAAGCAGAGCAATATGCCGTTTTCAGTACCGAGTACAAATTCCATAATTCTACCTCCCGTCAAATTCCAAAGTCATCTTCATATATGAATGCACGCTTGCAGTCCAAGCCCCTGTTCACATCGACAATCCACTCCCATACCATAATGCACGGATAGGACTTCGGCTTCACCCCAACGCACAGGTTCGGAGCGTCCTTCCTCTCTACCACATAACAGCAGGTGTCCCCGAACGCAACCACCGCATCGGTGAACGGAGAGCCGTCATTGCCGTCCATAATCCTCCCGACATTGTGTTCGGTGCAATACTTGAAGTATTCGTCCTCGCTATTCAGCAGTACCTTCCTCATTCTTCGTAATGTCCAATGTTTCACTTATGGTTATCTTCACTTTCCCGATATGCTTGTAGGTATCGCAAGGCAACTCGTATCCTGTCGGTGCGTCCGCAATGTCGGTGTAGGGCTTGCCGAACACAATGTTGTAGTGCTTCTTGCCGAGCATATCGCTCCTGCGTTCAAGATATGCCTCCGCATACCCGTCAAACGGCAACTTGTCAACTTCAAATTCCATATCCGCACTCCCCCTTAATAGTTCTTGTAAACGAGTTTCTCCCGCTTGCCGAGACCAAGTTCGACCTCGTATATCCTTCCAGTGCCTTGCGGTCTGTACCAGTCACAGCAGTCCTTCAACGCCTCCTTCGCCTTGTCGAATGTGGCAAAGTAGCCTGAAATCTTGGTGTGCCACTCGTCAACGGTGTTCTCGATGTAATAAATCTTGTCCATAATTTATCTCCTGTTCAGTGTTTCAAGTATTCCGTCAATCTCGTCATCCGCTGGAATATATGTGCGGAAGTCAACACCCTTGCTCTCCGCCAGCCTTGCGACCGCAAGCGTAACCGCCCGATAGTGCCTGTGGGAGTATCCCCTTTCGGCAAGCATATTGTCAAGCACGGCAACGGCTTCGCCCCCTCTGCCCGAAGCATTGAGGGTGTTTATATGCCCGACCACCTCCATTACGCTGTCGTAGTCCTTCCTTGTAAATGTCTGCATAGCCGTATCCTTTATTTGAACAACATACCTATCGTGGCATACGCCGACTTTATCGCTGCAAGAAGGTCTCTCTCCGTAACCACGAAGCAAGCACCCTCCGTTCTCGTCGCCTGCTCCAGTTCGCTCGCATCGACATCACGCGGGAACAAGACCATATTCGGTGTCATACCGACTGGCGCATTGGCTATGCACATCGCCTTGAAATAGTCCTTGTTCTCCGCACCGAGATACAACTGCGAGTAGAAGCGGAGTTCAGGAACATCACCCTCGTATTCAAGCGCAAACTCACCGAGAGGCAACCAGTCGCGTCCGACAACCTTCAATACCTTCTCCCCGTCGGCATTGTATTCGGGCTTCACATAAAGCGGCTCGTTTGTCTGCAACCTCGTGTAGCCGTACTCCACAGGCAATGCCGATTCAGTCCAGCAACGCTTGTACGACTGCTTGAAATCCTCCCGCATCTTGTACGGGAACTTGAATGTTATTTCCTTTCCTATCATATCCGTTCTATTTAAAGTACATTCCCAATGTCTTGTATGACTTCTTTACAACCTCGAACAGTTCGCTGTCGTTCACGGCATAGTGGAGTTTCCCAATATCCATCCTTATCGCAGACGGCGCATCGCAGTCGTAGCCTGTTTCACAAGATGTCAATGCGTTAAGAAAGCACGGCACGAGCAAATACTCCTTGTTGCCAGTCCCTATCGGAATAAGCATCGGCACGAACATACCGAGGCAAACTTCCTTGCTCTTCGGATAGCCCTGCGGACGCTTCATCACATAGATTACCTGCGACTCGTCCTCGTTGCAGTCGTCAGGCACGCTCGCCGACATAATGACATCGGGATAGTTGCGCATTGCGCAACCAGCGTCCCCGTGAAGCCGAAGCGCATCAGCCCAATGTTGCTGGGCGTAGTCCACATCGTTCACGCCTATCGACTGGCGGAACTTCAGTACGAACTGACCGCCCTTGTAGTATTCCGTCGTTTGATTTTCGTTATTCATATCCTTTAATGTTTGTTGTTTCTTTCCATAACTAATATATAGTTAATAAATAGGAATTTCAGAAAAAATATAAATAAGTAAGAATATAACTTACCATTATGGGCGTATTGAGATATAATGAATTTATAACCGAAATGAGAGGGTATGACACACTTAAAAATTCCGCAGGGGAATATATCAGGAACACCCCTCTCGCTGGAATATCCTTTCCGAACGGAAAGGATGTGAGTTTAAGGCTGTGGCACGATGAGGACGACTTCGAGAATATGCCGAGGTACAAGTTCACATTCAGGCTCAAAAGAGAAATGGAAGACTTTACCAACACAACGGCAAGCCGTGAGTTCTGGCTTGCGATATATGACTGGGACAAACAGGACATAGAACCTAACGACTATGACAGGATACAAGCCAATATGCACAAGTTCGGAAATGTCATTCTGGGCAAAGACCTTTTCATATACGCATACGAGAAATCGGACATAAAGGAACTGAAGGAAAGGTGCGAAAAGGCTGCGGGGACATTCGAGTTCAAGTCCGTCAAGCCCCTCCTCTATTAGTTCGGCATCACATCAGGACATAAAAAACTCGGACATCGCTCCGAGTTTTTCTTTTTGCTATCTCCAAGTCTTGTAGCGACCAGCATAGTCATCGCGAGTGCCTATGAGTTTCTCCGTCTCCTCGTTGTACGGCACGCACTGGTCGTAGTTGTCCGTCATACACTGGTAAGGCACTGACCAGCCTCCGTAATACTTGCCGAAGAAGTCAATGCGCCACACATCGCTGTCGTATGTTCGGCTGGCATCGCATTTCCGCCTGCACACCACCCTGTCAAACGGCTTGAAGTCCGAATATGTGAACGGCTTGCAGTTGATGCTTTGCAAGTCTTCCTTCTCCACCCCGCAGTTGAGGGCAACCTTGCGGTAGAACACCTCCGCCTCATCGACGGTCGCATATGTCATATCATATATCGCGTCGCTCCTGACCGTATGACCAGCACTGTCAAGCACCGACACGCCTCCGTCCCTTGCAACTATCGAATAAAGCCCGCCTAACTTGTCCTTGACCACCGCAGCAGCGGTCTGCGGGAAAAGAATGTCCTGCCAATTTTCCCAACTCCTGTGCCCCTTGCTTGGAAACAAAAGGCACTCGCCCGTCCTGTAATACTTCCCGTCGGAGAAAAATTCATCTTGCGTCCCGAACTTCTCCCCGTGCAGCACAACTATTTCATCACAGCCCTCCATTATGCGCACGAACTTGCACTCGCCGAACATAGGCGAATAAAGCCCGATGTCCGCACCGCACGGAACATTCCTCAAAATGTCGCTTATACTTTCCATAGCCTATCCGATTTTTTCAGCACTGTCAATAAACCTGTTGAAGCCGTCCCTGCATTTCCCGATAATCATACCCACCTCATCGGCTGACGGCAGTCGCATCTCGTTCAGGTCGGAAACGGTGTATGTGTTCCTCTCCTCACCGCACATATAGTAGTTGCGGGTTCGGGACATATAGACATCATATCCGCCCAATATGAAATTCTCCGTGTCACTGCCAGAAAACGGGGTGATTGAGTTTATCAACATAATCTCGATACCGCTGTCCCCCTCGTCGATGACAGCCCATTTGCCCACGAACTTTTCCTTGAGTTCTTCAAGGAGTTCGTCCTTTCGGCTGTACTTCAGTTTCGCTATCTCCTCCAGCACCGCGCTGTGCTCCTCTTCGAGCCTGCTCCGCCGTTCTTCAAGTTCCCTTATCTTCTCGCTTATCATAAAATCTTATATTTAGTCAATATATAGCCCCTGCATATCATCTATCGCCAAGCCCATCTTGAGCAGACCGCGATAGTCGAAGTGGTGGGCTTCAAGCCAGTCCTCCTCCTCGTATGCGTTGTACCAGTATCGGCTTCCGCAATGCCAGAAACTGTGGTTGGTCTGGCTCGCGAAGTCGGTGAACTCACTCAACTCATTCGGCTTCATCCATTCCATAGGGCGCAAAACTGGTCTGCACTCTGGGCTTTCCAGAGGCAGTTCCATATATCCGCCCCCGTTGTCGAACTTCACTATGACGGTCTTTTCCGAAATCGCGCTCATAGTCGCGACCTTGCTGACCTTGATTTCACCTTCGGGCGATTCACCAACGGTCACCTTCACTATGAACTTCACGCCATAGGGAAGCATACGGCACAATGCACCGTGCAATATCTTTCTCTCCTGTTCAATCATATAATGTCCCGTTTAAAAGCCTTAACTGTTTTCCGTCAAAGAAACTCTCGTCAGCCAGAGGCTTGAACGACCATATCATCTTCGAGTACGGCGTTGCCATTATCTCGTGCCACACAACAATCATATCGCCTATGTTCGCCATCACCTCGTCCGTCAGATTATGGTCGTCGGCATATCTCGATATTATGCGAGCGCATCGGGCGTTCACACCGAGCATATAGTCGCACACCGCGTTCACTTTCCACAGCCAAGCGGAAAGGAGCGACGCAACTATGACAAACAACAAAAGCATCTTAACTGCGCACATCACTTGTCCTCCTCCATTGCAACTATGAAATCCCTTACCAAATCCAAGTCGTTGTACGGGGTGTCCGAATGTTCTTTATAGAGATATGCGTGCCCCTTCAGCCACTCGGCTGCCCTTGATATTAACTTCTCCCGTTGGATTGTGTCGCGGTTCTTCAAGTCGTCGGCAAACTCCTTCTTCGTGATAAGGTTGCCGTCCTTGTCCGTGCGCAGACCGAGTTTCTTCATTCCCTTCTCAAGCACCTTCGGCGACGGGTTGCTGTCAGCCCATTCCGCACCGCGCACAAAGTTCTCCGACGACACCTTGCCACCAGCAATTATCATCGAAGCCTGTCTTATCTCCTTCTTTCTTTCTCCTGCCATAACTATTTCTTCATTGCTTTTTTAAAGTCCTCTATAAATTCGTCCATATCAAAGACATTTTCTGGGTAGCCATCTTCATCAAGATGTTCACTAACATATCGAAGCATATTCCAAGATTTAAACCATTTGGTAGCCTTGTCAACATCTACCAAGTTCGGTTTAGGGTTCTCATCAGCCCACAACGCGCCCTGCCTTGCGGATGCGTATGCCACGCTCTCGTGTCCGTCATTGTACCATTTGCGACCAACCTCCTTCGCAAATTCCTCTATTTCTATTTCTCTTTTCCTTGCCATATACTAAATGTTATTCATTGTTATTTTCATCTCTTGATGGGAACAATCCCTTCAGGTTGTCGTCGAACTCCGTGCCTATGACATAAAACCTGCTCAAGTCCTCAAGTTCGTAGGTGTTACCCTCGCTTGCACCGCTTACTGGGTTATCTTCCTTCAGCCTGTTCTTTATGCAATAGAGATAGCCGTGCATATCGTCAAAGCACGCCCACGCATAGTAGTTGTCCTCCTCGTCACTGGTAAACGGATACATATCCGAGCGGAGTATGTCCCCGCTGTAAACATCGTTGCCGTTGCCGTCCTCGCCGAGCAACACACCAAGCGTATCTGGGTCTATCTCGTCCCAGTCCCCGAAGAAGTCATCGCAGTCCGTTTCGGCATAGCCCGAATATATTCTGTGGCTCGTGCGGTTTCTGTACTCGTCATCGAGCCTTACATAGAAGCCGTGTACCCATTTCCTATCCGAGCGTCTTTGCGCCCTGTACAAAATATCTTCCATATCGTTTAGTTTTAATCCTAATTATTCCTATATCTTTTTGTAGTATGTTTTAGCCAGTTCGTAGTCACACCCGTCATCCGCTACCAATTCACTTCCGATGACTTTTGGAAGGAAGCCGTAGAAGTGGGCTTCATCATAAGCCAGTTTGTTATAACTGCAACCAAAATTCCCACCGACTTCGCGTGGTGCACCTTCGAGGGAAGTAAGTTTGTTATTATGGCAATAGAAACCCCTGCCGACCTTATGCGGTGCGCCCACGAGCGATGTCAAGTCGTTTCCATAGCAATAGAAATACCCGCTAACTTCACGCGGTGCACCTTCGAGGGAAGTAAGTTTGTTGACGCTACAATCAAAATGCCTACCGACCTCCTGCGGTGCGCCTTCGAGGGATGTAAGTCTATTGCGGTCACAATAGAAACTTTCACCGACTTCCTGTGGTGCTCCTTCAAGCGTAGTCAGATTGTTCTTGTTGCAATAGAAAGTTTCGCCAACCTTCTGTGGTGCGCCCTTGAGGGAGGTTAGTTTGTTATAACTGCAATCGAACCACCCGCTTACTTCGCGTGGCGTTCCTTCAAGGGAAGTCAGACTGTTATGGCTACAATCAAAATCCCCACCGACGCTTTGCGGACAGCCTTTGAGGGAAGTCAAGTTGTTGCTGTTGCAATAGAAATTCTTACCAATTTTCTTTGGTGCACCTTCGAGGGAAGTCAATTTGCTATGACTGCAATCAAAATCCCCGCCCACTTCATTCGGTGTTCCTTCGAGTGCGGACAAGTTATTACAGCCATAATAGAAATCCCCCCTAACCGTTCCGAACCTAATGACAAGTCTTCCGTCCTCAACCAAATCATTTTCAACCTTGACATCACCATCACAATCATACAGCCCAGTGGTCGGGTTGAGTTTCAGATTGTATTTCCTTGCAAGTTCGTCCTTTGAAGTCATTTCCATATCTTTCAGTTTATAATTCTTATTCCCAGTGCCCTTTCCGCGCCTGAAATGTATGCGCAATAGAGAGCGTCATAGAGCCACTGCGGAGGATTGCCCGTAACATCCGAATGGGTACGGGCGTATTCCTTCGCGCTTTCAATTATGATTTCCTTATTAACTTTTCCTGCCATAATGTCATATCCTGTAGAGGAACGGCTCGTCATAGTCGATGTCATCGTCCTCATTATACTTAAACATCTTCATACAACTGTCGGTCGCTGGTGTCCATTCGCCCGCATCCTTGCTTCCGAGCACATTGCTCACATTGAGGGACACATCGACGACATCAATGTCACGCTCCTTGCAGAAGGCGACTATCTCGTTCACGAGCCTGTCGTGGAGTTCGGCGAACGCACCGTGCAAGTCCTTGTCGCGGTTGGTCTCCGAGAAGAACACATTCTCCCAGTACCTGTCCGAATTCGTGTAGCGACCGTACTTGTCTGGAATATCCTCCATATACTCGAAGTTGTAGTGCGTTTCGCCCTGCCCGCACTTGCAGTCCATACGCCAGTGGTTATACTGGAATATCGGCTCTCCGTCCTTCGTCTCCCCAACCTCAACACCGTTCCACACGATAAACTCGCCTATGTAGTAGAACAGGTCTTCGGGCGGGAATATGCCACGGTCGTACCAGCGTTTCTTATACCCGTCCGAAGCATACTTGGCGATTACTTTGCGCATCCACTTGTCCTGCTCCGCCATCGGCATTGCCTTTATGCGCTTCGCAAAGTTCTTCTTCACTTTTTCCGCACGGGCTATCTTCTCCGCTTCCCTTTCGAGTGCCTCCTGCCCTTCGGGGCTGTCCATCCACTCCTTGAGTTTTTCGTATTCAAAACTATCGCTCATCGTCTTTCCTCCGTATCTTCAATCACTCCGACTTCCGTCAACTTGCGCAACGCCTCCTGTGCCAGATAAAGCCCAGTACGGACATCGCACATAGCGAGCCTTACAAGTTTCATCTGGTGGTCGTAGTCGGCTGGGCTGCCCTCCTGACGACACCATATAGCCTCGCTGTAGTCCTTGAGCATCTCGCGTATGCTCTCCAAGTCCTGTGCAAGCCTTCTGTTCGTTATTCCTTCCATTGCTATTCCTCCCTGCTTGTAAATTTATGCGGTTTCGGAGTTTCAACCAATGTGGCTTCAACCCCCATTACTGGATTGCCTCCCCGCTCCAACTTGCACACATCCGAAGCATACGGGTAGTATTCATTGCCCGAAATAAGGTCTTCCACGCGCCAGTTGCCCTTGATTTCATCTTCCTCTTCAACACCGTAGCCCTTTACGACCCTGCCAGCGTGGAGCGTGAACTTTCCTTTGCTTGCGTGCCATACCTTGAACAGCACTATGTCCCCCTTTCGGAGTATCTCGCTGTTCCAGCCCGCCAGTGATAATATCTGCTTGTTCATAATCGTTACTTTCTATTTGGTTCAACAATACAAGCACCAAGCACGCGCCACAAAAGTTTGAGCGTGTTCATATAGCCGAGTTCCGAAACGCGCACGAGTATCGGCGTGCGAGTGCCCGCCTTGTAGCACTCCGCAATCACTTCCTCGTCGCCCTCCGAGCCGACCGTTATGACGGAGACAGCCTCCGCCACGCAGTCGCATATCGGCAGGTCCCTGACCTCCCTTGCACAGCCGTCCGAAAACGGGGTTGCGTTATTTTCAAAGCGAAGCGGAGCAAAGCCTACCCTGCCGTTCCCTGCAACTATCTCGCCGATAAGTTCCTGCATCCTGCCACGCAGGAAATATTCATTGTGGTTGTCAACCGTTGTTTTCGTTTCCATCGCCAAATTCCTTTAAGAGTTCGTCTTTCAGTTCTTTCGGAAGTTCAATCTTGGACTGCAACCATTCCACGAACATCCTGTCCTTCTCCTTCGCCATCCTCAATGCACCGTGAAAATATATCAGGTGTTCGGTCTCGTCGTCCACAATCGCCGAGCAGTCGGCAAGTTTCTTCGCAAGTTCCTCGTTCTTCGTCATAGTGCTATTTCTTGCCAATAAGTTGCTTTACTACATCACCGACCTTTTCCTCTATGCTCTGGCGGAGTATTCTATCGGCTTTCTTTTCAATCTCCCAGTCCTCGATGAAATGCTCAATGTTCGACTTGAAGCGGTCAATCTCGGTGTTGAGTTTCTTGGTAATCTCTTCAAGCCTTTCGTTCAGCACCTTCTCGATTATTTCATTGACGGCGGTGTTCAAAACGCTCGAATACCTGTCGCGGAGCATAAGTCGTCCGCCACGCTGTTCAAACAATTCCTTGACGATGATGTCTGCTGCTTGGCTGTCAAGTTCATAGTCGTCGTTGAACAGCAAATTCCTCGCGAGTTGCTTCGATGCCTGCGCAACCGCCTTGTCCTTAATCTTCACAAGGCAATCTTCGTCCTTGAGTATTTCCTTAATCATTTCCTTGTCGCGCAAGACGATGGTCATCGTATTCATTGCGCTTTTGCTTTTGTCGTTACTTTCCATTTTCTTTAATTTTTAATTGTTTCTTTCCAAACCTAATATATAGTGAATAAATAGGAATTTCAGAAAAACCGCAATATAAATAACATATAGTATAAACTTTGAACAGACTATGATACTCAAATTTAAGGACTTTACGGAAATGAACGAAAGCGTGAATGTCGGTATGCTCGACAGGGGAAGCATAGTGATACCCTCGTTCAAGGGCTTCCACAAGACCGAATGGAGCGAATACAGGTATGACGACCTGCTCGATGCCAACGAATACGAAACGCGCTTCGGGCACGAGCCGCAGTACCGCCACGAATGGAAGACCAACTGGGACGAGTACAAGAAGGCTGTCGGGAAGTTCTACACGAAGCAGATGCAAAGGTACTACTCGGAGGTGTTCGGGGACACATTCAGGCTCTCGTTCGACCGCATAGAAGCACCGAGAAGTTACGCCACTGGGAACGACAGGCTCTACGCGGACATCGACACGAAGGGAAGCGGGGAGTTCGTTGGCAAGGTTCTCGAAGTTATGGAGGAGCACCGCAGGGATGTGGAGAAAGCAATAAGGAGAGGGCACGGTTCAAGGGACGAAATCCTCTCGAAGATGTCGGGCGACTATGACGAGTGGGTTGCACGCATTCGGGGCGGGGACACGAATTATCTCGGATACGCAATGCACTACGCATACTGCGTCTCGGAGTTCGGAGGGAATGAGAACTTCTGGGACGGCATCGACAGGGACATATTCGAGTTCGCGTCTCGCAACGGGGTGACGATACTCAACTACACCAGACCGTCAACCGCAAGGGCGAAGGACGAGTTGAGCAAATATATGGAATAGCACAGGACACAGGCACGGTTTTGGAATGATTATTGCATATTGTCGGGCATATTATATTTTTGTTTAGTGCTATGAAAAAGATATTGTTTACGGCTATTATGCTTTTGTTCGCAGTATGTGCGTTCTCACAGGAAGTCCTGACCGCTACCCGCGTAGTTAAGTCGAGGGGCGCGGAGGCGGAATATGTAATCCCAGACGAGTTCTTCACCGAGCGTCCAGCACTCTCGCGCGGGGGCTGTGTCGTAAAGATTGACAACTGGTGCGGGTACTATGTTGACATCTGGGTAAACAAGTCCTACAAGGGTCGCCTCAATCCGTGGGAAAACTCGCAGTTGATACTCAACGAGGGATTCGACGAAATATACTGCCGCACGATGGGCGAGAGTTTCGAGTGGAGAAGTTCTGGCGAGTGCAACGAGCAGTTCGTATTGCAGTTGCCCGACGAGGACGAATAGGCACAAGCCGAACACAAGGAAATAAGAAAGGGAGTTGACCGAGCGGTCTGCTCCCCTTTCGCTTTGAAAGACATAAATATGTGTATAATACAATAAAAATATGGTCACCCGCTAATCGCCAGAGCAAATAACCTTGCCGAGTTCCATCCCCCTCTTGACGAACTGGCACAGCCCGTTCGCGCGCGGGCAGGGCAAGTCGCACCTGCCGGGGAAGCCTTCGTTCTCGCCGCATCCGTTCTTCTCCATAAAGTCATATATGAAGCCCTTTATGACATAGAACTCCTCGCTCGCGATGTTCCTCCACCTGTCAGCCTCGTATTCGGAACGGGGGACAGACAACGACCTCAACGCTTTCCTGTCCTCGCTTTCCTCGCCCCTAACCCTCTCACGCGGGACGGCAGCATCTATGCACTTGTCCGCGCTCGAAAGCAGGTTTATGATACGGTCAACAACAAGTTTAACGGCATCGCCCTTGGCGAAGAAGTTCCTGTAGTCGGCAAGAAGCCCCGAACATTCCCTGCACCTTGCCGCAAGATACGCCATATAGCCATCGTGCGACCTTCCGCCATCGTCATAGTCCGAAGCCATAACGGTAGCCCAAGCGGTGTTTCCCGTCAGGATTTCGTGGGCGTTGCACATAACCATTGCGAATGTGGCGTTCTCGCAGTCCGTACTCGAAGCGATGAGGCTCTCCGCCTTCTTCAAGTAGAAAAGTATGCTCTCTGTTTCCTTTTTCATATCAATCATCCAAGTGTTCGTTCAACTTCAACTCTATCCAGTGTGCGTCCCTGTTATCATAATCTTCGAGCAGGGTTTCGTTAGCCTTCACTTCCACATTGAGCCTTTCGATTTCATTCCTCAACTCCGTAGCCTTGTCCTCGTTGTACGCTTTGAGGACTTTCCTGCACTGCTCCTTGCTTCGGCAGAATGTTATAAGCCCGTTGCTGTACGCCTTCGGGGTTTCAGCCACGACTTCGGGAAGGCTTCCGTAGATGACATAATCACCCTTCTCACCGCCGACATACCTCCACGAGAGTTTGACGGCGGGCTTGTTCGTGTTGGTCGGGGTGTAGTCCTCGACCGTGCAGGGAAAGACATTCATAGTGCCTTCGCCCCTCACGCAGACATAATATATGGCTGGTCTGTCCTTGAACTCCACGCTTACGTGCCCCTTCATATATGCTGCCATATCAACCTCGTTCTGGGCGAGTTCACCGTCAATGTACGCCTGCCTGTAGAGTTCGACCTGCGCATCGGACACACCCAAGCCCATATCCCCTGCATACCTCTTCACACGCTCCGTGTACTTCTCCGCCCTTTCCCACATTGTCAGGTCGCTCATTTCAAAGATGGTCAGTATGTGGTTGGCGAAGCACATAACCTCCTTCGGGTTATTTCTGATAAAACGGCTGTCCTGCCCGCCTTCACGCATTCCGAGCGCAACCCTTACAGCCTCCACAACATCCCTTGCGAGGGACTCGTTCCTGTTCTTCATCTCCACCGCTTCGGCACTTACACCGCAGTTGCCGAGATTTACTTCAAACCTGTCGTCTGTCAAATTCCTTTCCATATCCGTATCTTTGGTTGTTTAACTTTCCTTGTCGTCAGCCCAGCCTTCGGGCATTGATGTTTCGTCCCAGTAGTAGAAGTTGTTTGTCTCCCCAGCGATGAACTTGTCGATAACCACAATCGCCATCTTCATACGCTCCCTCGTGTCAGCCAAGTTCCTGCACAAGTCCTCCCTTGATTCAAACTGGCACGGCTCAATCCTGTTCTTTCTGGGCATATAGTTGTCGCAGGTCGCGGTCTTGCCGTCGTCCGAGCACCACGCCTGAACGACATAGTTGAGGTCGCCGAAAGGAAGAAGCCTTCCCTCGTCAACACCACACAACTTATGGAACTTTCTTTCAGCCCCTTTTTCGGGGCTTTCATCTTCGGCGGGGCAATCTTCCACCTCATCGGAAACAGCCCCAGAAACAGCCCCAGAATCGTCCGACGCGGGCGCGTTCGGAACTTCGTTCGCGTCATCGGCACTGGATTCATCCATTTCCTGCGCGAAAGCCCTGTTCGTCTTGCGTATGTCATACACGGTATATGACACAGCACCGAGAAGTATGACACCGATAGAACCATAGAGGGCATACTCCCCGACCAATGGCTTGAGCCAGTGGCACAATGCCACCGCCCCCACCGAAACGACGGTTGCGCACGCGACAATGGCGAATGCGATACCGACTGACTTCAATATTTCACCAGACTTCTTCATAACCGTCCCTCCGACTATTTGGTGGTTTCGGCATCGCCAGTTCCGTCCTGTCTTGTCTTGAGTTCAGTAGTAGTACCCCAAGTGCCCAAGTCTCCTCTGCCATACATAAGCGGGCAATTTATACAATCGTGGTGGGGGTTGCTACAATGCGCCCAGTCACTGCAAGGCGAAGGATAATACGGAGGTATAATTGGCACAGGCGGATTTATTGGGACGATTTCGTCCAGAACATCCTTACCCTTCTCGACTCTTCTTTCATCAACTTCATACTCATCGCAGGAAATGTGGAACTCCATTTCACCACCCCCGCAGGAGAAGAAGATATTACTCTGATGCGTACAGGCATCACCATTCTGAAACTTTGCGCAGTTCGCGCAGCACTTTTTGATTGTGTTCATAATTTATGCCTTTTTTAGTTACTATTTAATTGCTACTTCAAACACTTCCGCTGGAACGACCGCGTTCCTGCCCCTCCAGTGGTACACGCCCAAGAAGCGCACCACCGTCCCGGAGGGAAGATTCCACCTGCGGACAAGGCGGGCGACCTTTCGGGAACTCATCTTGCCAGAGAATGACTTGTTGGTGCTCGACAGGTCAGCATCAGGGGTGTAGTCCGTCCACCTGTTCTCGACCTCGTTCCACCATTTGCCCGAAGCCTGTATGTGCCAGCGGACATTCTTGTTAGTCCCGATTTTCAGTATTGCTGTCTTGCTAAATATTTTCATCGCATTGTGTCTTTCTTTCCAACACTAATATATAGTTTATCCATTGCGATTTCAGAAAAAATGCAGACTATTTTCTGGCAAGGCACTTCTTGAGTTCCTTCAAGTCCGACACATACATATCCTTCGGGTTCGCCTTCATCATCTCGTCGAGCCTTGCCTCCACCGATTTCGTCTCCGCAAGCAACGCCTCGTGCTTCTCCTTCGTCAGTGAGGATATGCCCATATTGAGCAGGTAGTCGTAGTTTCCAGAGCGGGTGTCGTACTTGTTCTTCGAGAGCCAGTCCGTAACCTCCGACTTCGGCACATTCCCGACCTTGAGTTTCCTCTCTATTATAGCCTTCACGAACTTCGCCCTGTTGATGAGCGTCACATACTCGTCCCGAAGTTTGTCGAGCATATACGCCTTGCGTCTTTCATACCATTCGAGGCGGTATGACACGAAGTAGCGAACCAAGTCCTCCACCCTGTCGAATATCTTGAGATGCCCGTGCTCGTCAAGCGTGGTCAAATTCTCCGTTTCGCTCGCATTGACTTTAAGTATGCCTTCGAGTTTCCTGCTGTCGATGAGGCTCTTCAGGTCTGCACGGGTAAATTTCAACAAGTAGTCAACGCCAGAGGAACTGTTGTTCTCATAGTCCGCTATGACCTTCTTCTCGACAAGGCTGTCAAGGTACTCCTCGTACTTCTCGAATGTCATTGACGGGGGGAGTTCGGTCACCCGCACGGTGGTCGTGTTCACGACCTTGTACGAGCCAGACACCGCCCACCTGTTAGGGTTGTCGGCATCGCGGGTGTATGTCCCGCTGAACTCCGAGAGCCACGGCTTGAGTTCGGGGACGCGCTTGCCTGCAAGCAGTGCAAGGCAGGCTTCCGTTACATCGAGCGGGTTGCGGTTGAGTATGTTGCTCGCATACCCGACAGCGATGCCAGAACTCCCGTTCACTATGACCATAGGGATTATCGGCAGGAAAAATGAAGGCTCTATCTCGTAGCCCTCCTCGACCTTGCCTTCGAGAAGTTCAAAGTCCTTGTATATCATCCGAAAGTTCGGGGAGAGTTTCGTGCCGATGTATCGGGGTGCGCCAGCATTGGGAACACGGAGGCTTCCGTACTGACCGATGCCTTCGAGCAACGGCAGGTTGTTCTTGAAGCCCTGTCCCATTGCCGTTATAGCCCCGTTCATACTCATATCCCCGTGCGCGTAGAGCGCAAGCGAGGACACCTGCCCGCCCAACTGAAAGACCTTCATAGGCTTCTCCCCGCCCGACTTCCAGAGTTTGCTGGCGACATATATTATCTTCCTCTGCACTGGCTTGAAGCCGTCAATAACGGAGGGTATCGCCCTGTCCTCTATGACCGACATAGCAAACTGCTTCTGGTCAACATCCAGAAAATTATCTATCGTCCGTAACCTAATCTCCAGATATTGCTTTTTATCATTCATATTAAAAACCGTATTGTCCATCCTGTGATTCACTAATAATATATAGGCTATTTATAATGATTTCAGAAAAAAAAGGAAAGTCGGGTATCGCCCCGACCTTCCAGAATATAAAACTTTGCACAATGTTGTCTTGCCTAATCTTCCATATCGGGTGCTTGTATTCCGAGTTCCGCACAGATACCTTCAGCCCATTTGCCGATTTCGTTACGGTTAAACTCTTCAAATATGTCATCTGGGTCGCTTATGTAATTCACATATTCCTCGTCTATGACCGCCTGAACAATCTCGTTGACGCTTATATCATCCAAGAGTTTGTATGCAACATAAGTCTTGATGAAATCCCACCATTCATACTCGTCTTTCAACCACTCGTTGCGCCTGTCGCCAGTATATTCCAAGAACTCGGTGAAGAAGTCTATGTCGGTTCTATAAAAATGTCTATACAATGCAATAAGTCCATCAAGCGTTAATGAATACTCGCTATGCACGAGTGCTTCTATGCTGTCCAACTTATCGCTGTCATACTTCCTGATAGCGTCAAGGAGTTTGCTCTCGTTCAGCATCCTCCTACCACGAAAACTACGGCTTTCACCGATATTTCCGCCAAAGTCATCGAAGTATGTCCCGTTGCTCTTATAGGATTTATTCCAGTAATCCGCAATTTCAACCGCGCTCTTGTATGTCTCGCAATATTGTGCAGTATCATATACCCCAAGTTCGGTCGCAAGATTGGTATTCGTACTGACTTTCAACGGTATTGCTTGGAACTTCACTACGGTATTCCTTGAATCTTTGTTGCAGGAAACTTTGTTTCCGTTCTTGTCATAGCCGATGACTACGGCAAAAAAGATGTTCTTGCTTCCGTAGTTGGCATTGCCATTGGATATTTTTTTCGTCAATTCTTCTGATGTGTACCATATTCGTTTAGTTTATATTATCTTATTTATTCTCCTTTTCTTTTTAATCTGAAAGTAACCTCGTTTTGTCCTTCACCACGCGCACAACTCCAATGATATGTCGCACGGAGAAGCCCAGAAAGGAACTGTTCCTGACCAAGACGCTCAAACGCATCATCTGCACTTATTAGAATACCCTTGTTGTCCCTGAACTCTATCTTTTCATTGTCGGTAAGTTCAGCAATCTCTTTTATGTCTTCTGGATTCGATGTCATTGTACGAAGAACCCTCTTGTCGTCATTGCTTAAATAATACCATTGCGATGGGGTATCATCTTCGTATGATATATTATCATTAAATGAAATCTGCACCTTGCCGAATCTGCCATCAAGTTCCTTGTGGAGCGCATCGGAAATATCCTCGACAAACTTCTCATCCTCTTCTCCTATCGACTCGAAGTTAACCTCATTTGTGTCATAGTCTATCGAAAAATGAATATTATCATCTATGCACACATCGACATAATTTTCTGTTCCAGACTGGAGTTCAATCTTCTTGCCGTAGAAATTAAAATACTCATTGTTCGTCTTTGAGTTGACAATCCTGTGGACGAGTTTCCGAAGGAAATTCACCGAATACCCCTCGTTCAGCATCTTTCCGCCACGGGAACTACGGCTTTCAGAAACCTTCGAGTAAACAATCTTCGGAAGTATGCGCAGGACGCTGTAGCCGACAGTCGGCAAGTCCATATTGTTGTATGCGTCAGCGAAGCCGTCTATGCTGTAAACAGTGCCTTCCGCCTCCGCCTCCCTTATGAAGACATCGTTCGGTATGGCTTCAACGCTTCCGTATTCACCAGCGAGTTTGTCCGCTTCATTCTGCGAAACCACATAGAAGCGGTAGTCATCGTTGTTGCCCCTGCGCAACGCCTCGTTGACACGGCTTTCGGTCATTCTCCCTTCGTTCACAAAATTATCGAGTTTCTTAATATATGCCATAATGTTCAAATCATATTATATATAACTTATTTATATTTCCAATCCCGAACAATCTCTGGATTGTCAAAGACATTCCCGACCACGCGGAGTTTCGTCACAGAAAGCATCTCTCCGAGCGGAGTACACGAAGGCTCTTCCCGTTCGTCCGAAACATATCTCCACTTCTCGACTATGTAGAAGTACCCGCTGGTGTTCCAAGCGACAACGCCACCCCAGCCACCTTCGGTAAGCAGGATGTCGTCCTCGTATATGCGGTTGCCGCCAATATCGAAAAGCCCAGTGAACTGACCTACTGTTTCTTCCTCGACTCCTTCCGCGCTTCCGTCCTCCTTGTCCCCTATCATAACGCTCCTGTATGCGCAGGGTGTTTCAGGAACAGGTGAGTCGGCTATGCGCTCGATGAGGTTGCCATAGTACCACTGACCGCAGAGATGCCGTCCGCGATACTCTATCTCCCTTTCTTTCGCACGGCTATTCATCGAAGCCAAGACTTTCGTTATACTCCATAGAAACGACCACGCGCCTTGCAAAGCGGTTGCTTCCGTCCCTTTCGGGAACTATCTCGACCGAGCAGATGAAGCCTCCATCTCCGTCATTCGCATAGACTGCGACGCACTCCCACAAGTCCTCCGTGTCAACCGACAGCCCTATGCTCTCCATTTCGGACAGGCACATAGAAACGCTCTCCATAAACCTGTCGCGAAGGTCGTCGAAGTTCCCAGCGACCGAACCGAAGTCGTATGTCACCGTATGTTCCGCACGGTTCACCGAACTCGTGCATCGTCCGCCGAATGCGTCCGAAATTATGCCAGCAAGCCTGCGGAGAGCGTCAAGTTCGTCCTCTGTCAGATTCTGCATCTCATTCAATCTCTTAATATGTGTTGCCATAACCAATAGATATATCTAATACATTACTAATATATAGTGCAATCAAACAATTTCAGTTTCTTCCTTTCGGGAGGCTTCTGCTCCCGCCTCCTCGTTTCCTTCTTCGGCTCGATGTACTCCCTTTCTATGTCGGCTTCCGCAATAGCCTTCTTGCGTGCATCGCTGTCCCCGCCGAACCAGACTTCAAGTTTCTGGCGGGAAGCGTCCGTGAGTTCATAGTAGTAAAGTCGGGGCTTGCGGATTATCTCCGCATACTCCTCGTCGGTGAGTGCCGCCAGACCTTTCTTGTAGGATATGTTCCACTTCGACACATCATTCTTCTTCTGCCACTCGTCCCACTCGTCCTCGTAGTAGAACGAAACCGTTTTCTTTGAACTCTTGTTCGTGGCTATTATCACTGGCGTTTCACAGCGGGCGATACGGTGCTCCCTTATGAGTTCGGGGAAGAAACGCTCGAAGAAGTTTACGAGCAGGCTCGCGCAGGATATGCCGTCAACATCGGCATCGCTGTAAATCCACACCTCCCCGTACCGCAGGTTGTCCCTGACGAGTTTCCCGTCGTTGCCGTATGTGAACGGGGACACCCCGAACTTCAGTCCGAGCGCACCCATTATCGACTTTATCTCCTGATTCTCTATCGCCTTCTTCTCCGAAAGTTCGCGGACATTGAGGCTCTTCCCCCGCAACGGGAAAGCACCCTGCGTCTCTGGATTCCTGTACTTGCGGAAGCCAGCCATAGGGCTGTCCCCCTCACAGAGCATAAGGCTACACCTGCGCCTGTCGCGCCCCTTCGCCTCGACCAGTTTGCTTATCTTCTCTTTGGAGAGGCTCTTGTTGGCGGCACGGACGGCAGCCTTCTCGTCAGCCTCGTTCCTCCTGTTCACCCAGTCGAGTATGGTCTGCGTGATTTCGGAGGCGAATATGTCCTTCAGTGTCTTTTCGGAAACAGTATGCGAAGTGCCGAAGTTCTTCGGCTCGGTTATGAGTTTCTCCTTCGTCTGGGAAGAATACGACGGGTTGTTGACCGTGCAGGATATGAATATGAACAGGTGGTTCTTTATCTCGCTCGGCTTCAGGTCAACCCTGTGCTTCTTCCTTATCCTCTCCCGCAGGTAGTTCACAACTTGGTCGGCGATGTAGTTCACGTGAGTCCCGCCGTCCCTCGTCATAGCCGAGTTGACGAGCGATATGTGTCGGAATGTCTCGCTCGGTGCGAAGCCGACCTCCCAGCCCTTCCCCTTCTCGAATATTATCCCGTCCGCATACATAGAGCAGTAGTCGGCGAACGAGCCGAACTCTATCTTCCTGCCGTTGAGGTATATGCTTACGGAAGGGTTGGTGGCGGAAGCGTCATAGAGGCGTTTCTCCATCATCCTGTAGTGCGTGTCGTCAATGCCGTCAAGCCCGAAACGCTTCAGGTCGGGCTTGTATGTTATGGTAGTATGCCCCTTCCTTGACGGCTTTATGGCGGGCTTCGTCCTATGGGACATATTGTCCGTGAATGTCTGGGTAAACAGGTTCTTGCCGTCGCAGGTTTCCACCGTGAACTCCGTGGAGAACACATTGGTCAGCGTAGAGCCGAGACCGTTCGTCCCCACCCAGCCCCTCTGCTCCGTGTCATCGAAGTTGCTTCCAGCACGGAGGCGGGAGAATATGAACTCTGGGACATACTGGTTCGCCTCCTTGTGTATCACCACTGGGATACCCCCGTTGTCATATACGCTTATGATGTTCTTCTCCCTGTCTATCTCCACCTTTATCGTGTCGAGTTTTTTGTTCCGCCTGCTCTCGTCTATCGAGTTGCTCACAATCTCGTCGAAGAGTTTGAGGAAGGCTGGCACATATCGGACATCTTCGAGCGAGAACTTCCCGCTCTTCTCGTCATATAGATATTCCTTGCAGGTGTCGCAGAGGACTGTGCTCCCGACATAAGTGCCCGGTCGCAGGAGTATGTGCTCCACATCGGTAAGGGACTTGTATTTCTCCTCTATCGTCTTCGAGCCTGCCATCCTACCACCTGATTACACGGAAGAAATACTCCGTAGCGGAGTGCGTCATTATTATATGGGTGCTTGTACGGTATGTATCATCAGACCACGGATTGTTATACATAAGTCCGAGTTGCTCGTACATCTCTGGATATGTCCTCCGTATCGCCTCGACAATCTTCCTGTACGAATACTTGCGCCTGCCCTTCATAAGCCTGTCCCATTCGCTCTGGGATATGTCGGCGCAAGTACACTCGAACTCTATTTCGGGCAACTGCATACTCTCGTTCAGGAACTCCCCGTATGTGAGCACGCCTTCGCCCTCATACATATCGTCATATTCCGTGACGACCTTCCCGCGCCTGTCATAGAGGGTAGTCCCCCTCCTGTTGACCTCGCCTATGAGGGTGCATTTGTCGAGAAGGCGGTCGGTTGACTTCGCGAACAGATATTCCCTTGCAGTGCCGTTGTAGCGGTACACCCTTGCGCTGTCACACTTGCCTGCGCCCACATACTTGCGGGCATCGGCAAACGCCTCCCCCTCGTCATAGAATATGGACGACTCGAACTCCGCACCGCCCTTGTCCGACACAGGTCTGTCGTATATCACGAGAGCATCATACTCATCCATTGAATATTTCGCCGTCATAGTGCAAAAAATATATTATACTGTCTAATTGCAAAGCCAGTCTATGATTTCCTCCAACTCCTTCCGCCAGTCGTTGAAATCGAACTTCCGTTCGCTTTGACCAGCAAGCGGGGCACGCACCACCGCAGTACCGTCGCCGAACTTGTTCTGCGTTATCACAAAACTCCCCTTCTGGTCAAACGCTGTCTTGGCGTTCCTGTACTCCACGACAAAAGCCTCGTAGGGTTGCCCGCTGTCCAAAGCCCGCTTCCCAGTGGTAAGGCATATATCCAGTTTCGGATATTTCCTGCCGATGTAGGACTTGGCGTATTCGAGCATATCACCGTATGGAAAAAACCTATGAAAAACTATGCTATTCATCTGTCCCTCCTTCCTGCTTCGCCCTGCCGCTACTTTTTAGGTTGCTTGCACAACGGTCATCCATAGTTGGGCAGTCCACAGGCGTAAGTTCGGTGCTACGGACACCTACAATTCGTTTTCCTTCGTTCAAGATGTTTATCGAGGCGTTCAAGTCTCGGTCGTGGTGCGTTCCGCATACGGGACAAGTCCACTCGCGGTCATTGAGCGTCAAGTCACGCTTTATGTAACCACATACGGAACAGGTCTTTGAACTCGGATAGAACCTATCGACAAAGACTACGCTCTTGCCGTTTAGCATAGCCTTGTCGGTCAAGACCTGCCTGAACCTGTACAAGCCGACCTCGGCGATAGCCTTCGCAAGTCTATGGTTCTTCAGCATACCCTTGACATTAAGGTCTTCCATAAACACCGTATCGTAATCCTTCAGCAACGAGTTTACAACATAGTGTATGTACGCCTCATTCTGGTTGGTCAGCCGTTCATAGGCAGTCGCAAGCCTAACCCTTTGCTTCATACGGTTGTTCGAGCCTTTCACCTTCCTGCTCAACTGCTTATGCAACACTTTAATCCTGTGCTCCGTGCGTTTAAGGAAGTGTTTGTTCTCGAACACCTCACCGTCACTGGTTATAACAAAATCCTTAACACCCAAGTCTATGCCCACGCTGTTTCCAGTCTTCCTGTATTTAACCAGTTCTTCGTCTGGAATGTCCATAAGGACTGAAAGGAAATAATTGCCCGTCTTGGTTCTCGACAGGTTTGCACTCCTTATATTGTCCTTGAACAATTTTAACTTGTTGTGGTATAACTTGGAGCACCTGAAACGAATGTTATATAAATCTTTGGTTAATGTTATCTTTCTATCGTCGAATGTGTTACGGGATGATATTGCCTCGATGGGAAATAGAGCCGTCAGAACGGTGTCGTGCTTGCTCTTAAACTTCGGGAAGCCCCTATGGAGTTTAAAGAAGTTATTGTATGCACCGAGCATCTGCCTTATGGACTGCTTCATAACCTTCGTGTTCTGCTCGCGAAGCCAAGCATACTTATCATCTTTAAGCAATGTTCCGTGAAACCACTTGGACAGGTCAGTCAGACCTAACGAACTTCCATCTTCCTTGTATGCGTTCATCTTCCGTTCAAGGCACTGGTTATATACGAAGCGGTAGCAACCCAAGACCTTGTTCATCTTGGTCTGCTGTTCCCCGCTGGGATATAGCCGTATCTTCAACGCCCTTAACATCATATTATTTATATGCCGTCAGATTTAATAACTATTCATAGTTTTTATCAAGATTTCGTTGAACTGGCGTAGCCCTTTAACTGGTATTTATACCTGTTCCAACTGAAGCACACGCACATCGTGTTGTCCTTGCCGTGCGCGTTCGCAAAAGCCGTTATCGCACCCTTCAGACCATAGAACATCTCGAACGGGTACTTCGACTCGTCAATCATTCTATCATAGTCCCAGATACCGCCCGCATCGTACACATTCTTGTCGGCATCCCAGCCGACATTACCGCTGTAAGCAACCTCGAAATAGAGTTCGGTCTCGACATCAAGTTCGTGAATCAGGTTCTGGATTTTTTTCTCCGCCGACTCCTTGTTTTTCCAGTAGAGCGATGCGTCTTCATTCCGATTTCCCTCAAAGAAAATCGCAAGCGTAATATTTCCGCTACCATAACCGATATTCGCGTCATATTTCCTGATTATCCTTTTCGCCGCGTCCTGCTGGAGTATCGCCTTTATTTTCGCGGAGTCGCAACCAACAGGTCTGCATTCGTCCGTATCGGCGGAAGGCATATTGTCAAACAGCAATCCGTAGCCGTACATCTCATCTATCCTCTTAATGTGTACCATAATCCAAATTTTATTCTACATCTTCACCCCAAGTATCGTGCAGACCGCAGTCGTAAACAGTTTCGAGTGGAACAGGTCGTAGAGAAGCCCCTTCGTTATTCCGAGCGCACGGCAGATAGCGTCACCGAGTTTGGTGCCGAAGGCAAGACCTCCGACAAACCCAGCGACACCGCCGAGCAAGCCCTCGTCCGTCTCCTGCGACTCACTTATCATCTTCTGCAAGTCAACCGACTGCAAAGCCGAGCGGAGTTCGTTGGAATTGACCTCCGACGAATAGAGTTCTATGAACCGTTCAAGAAGTTCGGCTTCCTTCAACTCGTCATTCTTTATGTCAATGTATGTCTTCAGATGTTGCTTTTTATCATTCATAAACATTTCGTTATATTATATGGGAAAGCACCTTAAACCATCCGCCAAAGACTGATGGGAAAGCCTGTATCTGTCTCCAGACTTTTTTAACGCCTCATACGCTTCCAGAAGGGTCGTGCCGTCGTCCAGTCCAAATTCTTCCAGCGACTTGGAGATGGACGCTCTGTAGGCTTCGCCGTCTGGAAACACTATACTGTGCTTTATCTTTTTTCTTTCATTACCGCTCCAGCCGCCGATGACACGGTTGTACGCGAAGCGGAGCGCGGACGAATACTGCCGCCTGCACTTCAGGATGAACGCCCTCGCCTCATCGCTCGCTTCGTATTTAATCTTCATCGTTATCATCGGCTGATATGCACCATAACCATTTATATTATTATGCGGTTACATTCGGCTTGTTTCCGATTGCGCCCGTGAACTTGTTGGTAAGGGCGAGCAAGTCCTTGCAGTCCATATCAATCTTCACGCACCTCATCTTCGCGTCTGGGTCAACCAGATATGCGCCCAGCCACCTGTGGTGTCCGTCGAGTATGTAGTTGTCCGAACTTACGATTACGAGCGGACTCTTCTCGTCAGCCTTGAGCAACCAGTTCAACTTCCCCTTGTCGCCTTCCGCGCCCGCCGACATCTTCAAAGCCTTCGCCACGAATATCTGCTCCTGTATAGGCTTGAGGTCTTCTACCGAAATGTACTCGTAGTCGCCCTTGACGACATCCTTCGTGTCCTTCAGTCCCCCACCGCTCGAAAGCCATTCCTGCGCAAGAGCATCGTCCTTGAACAAGTCCTGCTGGGTTTTCTTCGCAATGTCCTTGTCCTCGCCACTGATGTCAATGAAGCCGTTTCCCACAAGGAACTTGAAGGCAACCACCTGATTGCTCAACACAGCGTCCTTAATCTTCTTGTCAACATCCTTCTCGTCAAGCACCTTTTCAAGTTCTTCCTTTCTCGGTGCGCTGTCCTTGTCGTCCTTGCCACCGCTGAAGCCCTTGAAGTTGGAGTTGTTTATGACTGGCATAGCACCCCTCTTGTACTTGCCGTTCTTTTCCGCGCTTTCCTGCGCAGCGTCATACCTTTCGGCAAATTCATCCTCCGTTCCGTATATGCTCTTCGCGTTTTCCTTTCCGAGCATCTCGACCGCAATCTTGTATGCGTCCTCCGCATCGGTCTTGGTGAGTTCATCACCCTTGTGCTTTGCAAACACAGCGTCGGCGTTCTCACTCTCGTACAGCCTGCGGTACGACCTTCTCGTCGGACGGTCATACTCCCTGCTTTCGTTGAAGCGGGACTTGCAGAAATCTTCAAATTTCAATATATGCGCCATAGCATCAAAGTTTATATTATTCCTATTATTTATATCACTTCATTCTGTTGTATGCTTCGAGCGTCCTGTCCAGTGCCCTGTCAAGTTCTTCGAGCATCTCCAAGAAACGCACGCGGTTTTCGCGGGTGTTCTCCACGCACAAGTGCCTGCCACCGCGACCGAGCCGATAGAGTTCAGTCCCGAACTTCCTCTCGAAAACCCGTATCTCCCTATCGCACGCGCTCTCCCACTCGCTCTGCACATACGGGCGGGTTATCCCGTCGAGGACTGGTCTGTCGGAAAGTTCGATTACATCCCCCTTGTCCCTGTCCCCGTAAATGTGGTGCTCGTACATATCCCCGACGGGGTTCTTCATAGTGTACCTGTGAAGCCGTTTCGAGCCTTTGAGGTCGTCATTGAACATACGCCTGAACTTCTTGTAGTCGAGCGTTTTACCGTAGCACTCAATCTCCTCCCTGCCAGAAGCCCACTCGCCCTTAAACTCGAACGACATTTCGCCCCTCGTGTCGTATGACAACTGTGCGAGTCCATTGTATTCGCTCTCGTTCTCCGTGCATACCGCGACAGCCCAGAGCCTGTCGATGTCCTTCGTGTCGCTCTCGACTATGCAGGTGTACTGCTTGCCGCCTGCCATCTCGTCTATTCTCTTAATGTGTATCATATGGGTTGCTAAACATTTTTCTCCTTCCGTGCGAAATACTCCTGTGGTGTCAACAGCCCCTCCGTCCATTTGTTCTTCGCTTTCAGGTATTCCGAGCGGGCAAGGTCGCGCCCGCTGCGGCAATGACGCTTGGTGCAAATCTCACCGTCTTGGTTATAGACCGTTTCATAGCCCTTGACCGTATATCCGTTGGAAGCCACGAACGGAACGCTGTCGTCAAACTTGTCGTGCGCCTTGCGGTACTCGTCCTTGTAGCGCATATATTCCTCGTTTTCGTCCTCTATTTTTTTCATCCGTCGTTCGTGCTCCGCGAGGGCTTCGTCCCGATAATTGTCAAACAGCGCGACGATGGCTTCGTCGTCGCCTTTCCTGATTAACGCCTTTATCTCGTCCGAGTGCTCCAGCCAGCAGTCCCTGTACGGCTCGTCCAAGAAAGAATAGAATGTAGTGCGATTCCCGAACTTCGACGTATGATGCCATTCGCTGTTGTCGATGTAGCCGAACGAAACAAGTTCGGACAGAACCTTGTCGCTCATCCCGTACTCGCGCTTGAAGTCGGTCTTGGGAAACTTCCCGTCCCGCCTCGCTTCCGCCGCGCGGACGCTCATCGAGTAGCCGACATATCCGCTGTTTCCGCCGACACTGCGGTACTCCGCGATAAAATCATTGAAATTTAGTATATGCGCCATAATTTCAAGTTTATATTATAACACCTATTCTTCAAACATATCTCTCAACCTGCTTTCAACGGCAAGAGCCTCCTTTTTATTCAACCCCCTGCAAAAGCGCACATCGGCAAGCAAGTCCTCGAAAGCGATACCGAGCCGTATGCACTTGGCTACCTTCCAGCGTGCAGCGGAAATGTCCGAACCGCACATAACCGCCATATCATCATCGGTTACGCCTTTAAGTACATTCCAGTTCAAGTCAAACAAGCGTGCATTCTTTTTTCTGCGCATTTCTGCATCCATCCAACGGTTTGCGCCTTCCTCGCCACCAAAGAACCAGTCGGAATCATCACTCAGATACTTCCGAATATTCCCGAACATTTCGTTAAGTCTCTTTATGTGTACCATAGCATTACTTTTTTATTATCTCAATGTCCTTTTCATCGAATATCACATAGTTGGTAAACTCCCGCCCGGTGCTTCCGTCATCTGCCGGGAACTTTATCCCGACATAGCCGAGCGAACGGAGGAACGAACTCGTCTCCTCGTCGCTTCCCATCATAGAGGCGACAGTGCCGTATATGTCACCTCCGTCCTCGCAGTCGGCGAGGTACTTGCACTCACCGTCCCAGAACTCGCGCCTCGACTCGGCATCGGGATACGCCTCCCTGCCGTAGTCATCGACCTCCGTGTAATACCTGAAGAACTTGCGGGCGACTGCCATTGCCTCCGCGCGGGAAATACCCTTGTACGAAAGGTACTTCCCCGAAGGGACGGAAACGCGGATGACGCTCCCGTTGCGGCTGTACTGGCTCGCACACTCATAGTCGTCCGTAAAGTAGAAGCCGTAGCCGTACGCCTGCTCTCCCCAGCCGCTGTTCACGAACTGCCTGTCGAAACGGTCGAACGCGGACTTCGTGCCGTGGTACAGCACTATGCGCCCGTTCTTCCCCTTCGGGCTTGCGGTGTATTCGTCAAAAGTCTTTACTGGCATAACACTATGCTATATATTCTCCTTCTTCAAGTTGAAGGCAAGGCTCTTCATATTGTCGAGGCAATTCTGCATATCGGCAACCACATCCTCGTAGTCGTGGGGCGCACCGTTCTTGCCAACAAGTATCTCGTTGCCGTCGTCATCAAACTCGCCAGTGCCCTCGCACCAGATTTTAGCCTCGTCATCGACATCGTATCCTTCGGCATAGTCGTCAACAAGCGAGTGGAAATATATGTCACTCCTGTCTTCCGGTTTTGTACAAATGGTAAATGTGAAGTCCTGACCAGCATCCGAATACTTGGAAACATCTATGCACGCTTCACCTCTCTGATTAGTGATATAGAGTTTCCACCCGTCTTCCTCACAAATCTCCTTAAAACGCTCAAAGCGCATCTGGTTCTCTGGGTTTGCGAACCGAACCTCATCGTTCTGGTTCATCATCTCGTTCAATCTCTTAATGTGTATCATAGCCATACTATTATATTATATATTCTATTTCTTCCTTATATCATACAGCACGCCCATAATCGTTATAGGCAACTCATTGTAGTCCGTGCCAGCGCAAATGTTCTCGTCAGGCTCTCCGTCAATATCGGTGCAATGCAATATCTGGACTATCTCCCCAATCCTAACGGTCTCCTTGCCCGCAACCTCTACTATGTCAACGCGGAAGTAAGCACCGACAAACGGAGCATCATTGACCTTACCGCTTGCCGTGTATTCGTCAAAGGTCTTTACTGGCATATCCTATTCCTTGTAGAAGTCATAAAGCCCGACAACCTTCGCATCGGAATTTATAACCCTGTCGTATATGAATGCGTATGAGCGTCCGCGTTCGAGTTCATAGCCCTTCAACGGGTGGTCGAAGTCGATTTCCCCGTTGCTGTTCTCGCCATAAAAATCCCCGCGCCTGTCATAATGCCAGATTTCCCCAGAGCAGTTCTTCGTAAAGTCACCGTCATAGTAGTTGTAATACTGGTTATGCCCAGAGTAGTGAAGTTCACAATAATCATATTCACCATCAGAAGCAACCTTGTCGAAAATCAAGTTCTCGCACTCGCACACGAGTTCCTCTATGTCGTACTCGCCCATATCCTTCGGTGTGTCCGAAAGTTGGTAGTTGAACTCTCCGACTGCGCGGTTTATCACATTGAGGGTGCGGTCATCAAATTTCTCCGAGAGATATTCCTCGAACTGCTCCCTTGCGATGTCATAGTCGAACATATCCTCCGCTGCGGGGTCGTCCGAAAGGAATACGCTCTGCCCGCCATAGTGACGCTTCTCCGCTTCGGGGCTATACATAAGAAGCCTGTAGTACCCCGACATCGCCTTGTCCATACGGAACGCGACATTCTCCCTTGCATATTCTGGAAAATCGAGGCTTTCCTGCTGGGAAGCCATCTCATTTAATCTCTTGATGTGTATCATATCCGTACTATTATATATTCTATTTCTTCCTTATGTGTACTATATGAAGCATAAGCAATTATTCTCCTACCATTCTGGAAGTTTATGTAGCGCAAGACCAGAAGCCCTTGTCGGAGTAATCCTTATCGGAGGTGTTTCCGTCCTCTTGTCGTCGTCTATGCGAGCCTTTATGATAAGCATCCTCACACCGTTGCCAGCCATATTGACGCTCACTCGGCTTCGGAGGTCTGCGAGTTCACCGTCATTGAGGTCGAGCGCGTTCACATTCCTGAAACTTATCTTGTCAACGGGCATATCGTGAGACACATACCCAGCAAGGAACTGGGGGTTCTGGTTGTCTGGAAGAACCATAAGGACAAAATCCCCGTTGTGCCTTGTCATTGCGTCTGGCTCATATATGCTGTCGTACTCATAGTACGCTATGCCGTTCTCGACCTTGCAGTCGCGGGCGAAACTTCCGTCCTCCGACTTGCGCTTCACTTCAAGGGCAAATCCGAGCGCGAGCCTCGACATTATGTATTCGCTCCTTCCTTCCGTTATAAATTCGCTGTATCTCTTAACCATAATAAAATGTTTATACTATATAACTTATTTATAAATTCTCTCCGACACTAATATATTGGCTATTTATAATGATTTCAGAAAAAGAAGGTCGGGCTTGGGATTCCCGACCTTGAGACAAAACTAAAAAGTAAAAAAAATACAAGTAGCCGTGTTTAATTATGCACCCGAACCTTCGCAATCAACCTATTGACACCATCCGTCGGGTCAATCCTCCTTATCCTGCTCGTGACCGCAAACTTGTGTTCGACATCCTTGATGCTGAACGACAGGTCGCTGATTTTCAAATGATGCAAATCGACATCATTCTCCGAGAAACCGAACAGCAGGTACGGAGTAAATGTCTGTGGCATCATATATAGCAAAAGATAACCGTCATTAGCCCATTGGGTCTTCGACTCCATTTCATAATATGCAGTATCGCCATCAACCTTGCACTTCGCAACCATCTCTGGTGAGCCGAACCACCCAGACAACCTTGATATCTCGTCAAGGCATCCAGCGAGAACGGGAAGTATGTCCTTAAGTTCCCCTTCGCGGGTTACGACCTTTGCACCAGCGGTAACATCATCTATATTTTCAAAGTCTTCAAATCTCTTTATCATAATTCCAACATTATATATTTTATATGAACCTCCTTAACTCGTCACAGTCGCGTGCAACCCACTTGTGCCCGTGCCCATCGTAAAGGCACACTGTACCCCGCCTGCCGTTTGACTCGGCGCGAAGTTCCTCGCCACAGTCGTTCCAAAGTTCGGAAAACAATATCGGGCGTATGCCCTTCATAACATACAAGCCGCTCCTGTCCTTCCCTGTCGTGGGGTAGCATACGAGGTTTCCGTTCCTGTCGTATGCTGGCGCGTACAAGCCGAGATACCTGCCGCTTGCGTCCATAATGTCATTGTTGGTGACAACGACACCGTGCTCCACTGGCTCGTTGCTGTCGCGCGACATATCGCGCTTCTCGAACTCATCCCAAGTGCCGTCGCTCGCCTTCCTGAAATAATGATAGACATTGCCCTCGCTGGCATCAACAATGACCTTCTTCGTTATGGGCGATGTTATGTCGCTATGCACCCATATCGTGCCGACCTCCGTTTCCTCCAGCGTCCTCCACTCCTTCGGGAAAAGCCCGTACACATATTTGTAGAAGTCCTCGCCCGTGCCTTTCGGATTGTAAGGCAACGCCTCATAGTCTGGAAGCGACGACTCGGCTATAAACTCACTGAATTTCTTTACCATCCTACAATAAGATATATATTATTTACTCTCATAGTTCTCGCATATTACATCGTGAGAGCCGAGACTCAACGCACAGGCGGAATACTTGGCGCAATCCGAACAGGTCGGGAGTGAAGTCTTCGCGGGCTTATCGTCCGATACGACCTTCCACCTGCCTATCGCACACTCGCTGTCCGCCCACTTGCACTTGACATCCATCTTGCAACCGCAGACACCGCAGGTGTATTTGCGCTTGTCGATATGCTCGCACTTGTTGCAGGTGCGAAGCCTCTCGATGTACTCGGCGAAATATACATTCTCGCGCCCCGCAAAAATATGCCTGAACAAAGCCCGTATGAACCTGAATATGCGCATAAGCCAAAAATCCTTAATCAAAATCAGAAAGCATACTACCAACCTTTTCGGGTGCACCATCAAGGGAAATAAGTTTATTACCCCTACAATCAAATTCACCGCCCACTTCCTGCGGTGCGCCTTCGAGCGATGTCAAATGATTATCGCAACATTCAAAATCACCACCGACTTTTCTCGGTGCGCCTTCGAGCGATTCTATTTTGCAATGGCTACAAAAAAAATCTCCGCCGACTTCCGCTGGCGCACCCTTGATTGATGTAAGATAATAATTATATGCACAGATAAAATCTCTACCAACCTTACTTGGTGCACCTTCGAGCGTACTGAACCTATTATACTGGCAGTAGAAAGTACCGCCGACTTCCGTTGGCGCACCATTAAGGGATTCAAGACGAATGTGCTGGCAATAGAAATTTCCGCTAACGACACCAAACGGAATGACAAATCTTCCATTTGCAACCAAATCATCCTTTGCACTAACGACATCTACATTACCGTTACAATCATAGCGACCTGTATCTTCATTGTATTTGAGATTATATTTCCTGACAATCTCATCAATATTTGCTACACCACCAGTTACATTCGGTGTCATCATTTCGTCCAACCGTTTAATGTGTACCATATCTCGACCTTATATTATTCTTCCGACTTCATTTGATTTTAAGAACGATTATTCTTTTCCTTACCAGCCCGTTCGCAGCGGGGGGCAAAAACGAATACGACTCACCAGTCATAAGGGCATCAATGTCCTCCAGTTCACGCCCGTACATTTCTTCAAACGACAGCCTTGTGCCACGATTCGTGGTTATCTCTGGGGCTTTCTTGCTCCACTCGGATGCAAGTTCGGATATATCGTCATACCCGAAAGCCATCGCGGTTTCGTACCTGTCATAATAGACAAGTATGGCGTGCGCCTTGTTCTCGACAACTTGGGAAATATAGCACGGCTCTGAAACAAAGCACCCGCTATCCTTAAATTCACCGTATCTACTTACCATATCAAATATGCTTATATATAACTTATTTATATATCGCACGGAAAGCACGGCTACTCGACCGTAATCTCCTCATCCTTCTTCTCGGCTGGCTTCACGATGTCAGCCGTCACGATAAGCACACCGTTCTCGACCTCCTTGCGGAACGACTTGTAGTCTATGTGCTTCGGAAGCCTTACACGGATGTCTATGCTGTGTATGAACCAGAAATCATCGTCATTGAGTATGTCGTCGTCAATCCTGTTCTTGACGACAAGCACGCCCTTGTCCTTGTTGACCTTCACGATGCAGTCCTCCTTTTCGTTTCCAGTCGCTATCGCGTGCAGAAAGAACTCGCCGTCCTTCACCTGCGCACGCCAGTCCCCGCCGTCCTCGTAGAAGTCGTCTGGTTCTGGTGCTTCATTGCTTTCATTGTTGCTGTGGCAGTTACAGCCGTTGCCGTTGCAGGCGGCATAGAACTTCGGGTTTCCGAAAATCTCATAGAAACCCGCCTTTTTCAAATCATCTAAAAAATTATATGACATAATGTTAAATTTTACTTATTATTTATATTCCCCTCGCTCGCCTCCATATCGGCTTTCGAGAGTTCACCGCAGTCGATTTCACCGAGCAGACGCTTGAAGTCGTCCACGAGTATCTTCCCGTTGACCTTCTCGCCAGACTTCCTGAATATGATGTCGCACTTGTCCGTTATCGTCTTGACGAACTTCACCGCCTCGCCGATGAACTTGTCCTTGTCGAAGCCAGTACGCTCGAATATGCGGATGAGAGGCTCGCTCCCGAATGAAAGCGGGGTGTTAGCCATAACCGTATATTTCATCTCATCCTGCTCCTTCTTGGTGAACAGGTGGTCGTAGCGGAACTTGCGTATGACCTGATGCATATCATAAAGTATGTCCGCTTCGTTGTCATAGTTCACTCCGAAGTATTGGCTCACGCAGTTCCAGTATTCGCGCCTGAACTCGTTTATATGGACGGTCAGCGTATCGCGCTTGTCCCAGTACGCCTGCGTCAACTTTCCGTCAGCGTCCCTCGCCTGTGTCGGGAAGTTCTTTTCATACGCCTTCATAAAGATGTTCGTCAGGGCAATGTCGAGTTGCCCGCAGATGAGGCGCATCATAATCTCCGTCATATTTTCGAGAACCCACAGTTGCTCCCTGTTCACTTCGACAAGGTAACGCTTTTCGCTCCCCTTGCCCTTGCTCGTCTTTTTACTTGTTGTCCTTGCCATCGCTATCGGTATTTTCAGTTAAACTTTCCGTTTCAAACACATAGGCATCCGTCGAGAAGCCGAGACAGTCAACGAATACGCAGTCCTGCCATCTTTCGACCTTCGGGTGCTGGGTATGCCCCACGACCTGTATCCACCCGCAGCCGTTGTTTATCGCATTGTTCACAAGGGTTTCGTCACGCACCCAAATCGGGCTGTGCGAACTCGATGTGCCGTAGCAGTCGTACCAGTCCTGCGCATTGTTCATAAACGAGAACGCGCCCCTGTCGGTGTTCCACAGCCTGTTCACCATAACTTCGAGTTCCTTCGGTGACGGGACGGGAGTGCCGTCCTTGTATCCGAGCCTGAAGTACGCCCACTGCCTCGTAACGCCAGCGTGGGAAATAAGATGCCCGTTGTCTGGCGCAAATGCAACCCCGTAGAACAACGCCTTGCTCGACTCGAACAAGTCCTTCGTCTCCTGCGCGTGGGCATCATTGTACCTGCTCGAACGCTCACCCCTCATAAAGTAGTGGGCATCGTGGTTGCCGTATAACAGCACGAAGTTGTCTGGGCGCGAATACTTGAGCGCAACAATCTCCTTGAAGTTGTCCGCCTGCTCCGAGAACGATATGTCGTCATACGGGTCAAAATAGTCCCCGACAAACACATTCAGAGCCTTCGTGTCTATAAGTTCCTTCCAGTTCCTGCGACCGTGTATGTCGCCTATCACAATCACTTTCATTATCTTTGCTATTTTTATTATCAAGTCCGTAGATTACACCCTTGACCTTGCCGAGTTCCCTCTCTATCAGGAATATCGTTCCAGCAATAACCCCGTGCGTCTCATAGAAGCGTATGTCGGATATGCTGTCGCAGAACTTCCTGTACAGCACGCGCTTCGCATTCCACGCGCTCCGCAAAACCATCTCCCTGCTACCGTCTATGAGCGAATGGTGTATGACGAAGAGCCTGTTCTGTATCTTGTTGCGCGACTCCTTGCTCTGCCTGTCATAGTAACTGTCGATTATATCCTCCTGACGGGCAAGCAGGCTCTCTATGCGGTTGTCGGCAAAAAGTCTCGGCACAACCGTGCAGTACATACCGAAGTCGTACCCGCCTATCGTGATGTTATGCCCGCTGTTCCTGCTCCCGCCGAGAGAAACTGGCGTTGCACTGCCGTTGTTAGCCATAAGGTGCTTGTCGCATTCGGAGCACTTGTAGAGATACCACCTCCGTCTGGCGTAGTCCTTCGTGCTGTCTGCATACGGTGCTACGAAACGCTCAAGTTCACCGTAGGAATTTATCCTGAATATGTCGGTGAGGTTGTCCATATTGTCATTCTGCATCTCCCCCCATTCAAGCGGCATACTCGCTGCAAGACGCTTCAGGTCTTCGGAGAGCAGGGCAAATTCGTTTTCAGTCATATCTTCTATGGTTTTCGGTTAGTGACATAAACTATGTCGTCTGTCGTAGTCCCCCTCGAAAAACTGTTGATGCTACCCACCCTCCTGTATTCATATCCGTTCTTTTCACAGAAGCCGACAGCATCGCTGTTCGGGCTTATGCCACGACCGAACGAAAGCACTGCACCGAAGCCAGCACCAGCCGACTGGACGGACGAGAGAAGCCCAAGCAGTTCGGACATATTCCCCTGCGTCCACCTGAAAGGATGCCGTGCCTTGCCGTTGTCCGACCTGTCTGGCACATACTCCCCGATTAGAGGCGCGTAGCAGAACACGAAGTCCCCCGCCGAAAGCGGAAGTTCCCTTCCTCCGAAGCCGACACGGACTATATGCTCCCAAGAGAAGTGGACGAGTTTCACCTTTCCGAGAGCCACGCGGTAAGCGTCAAGCGTGCGCTTCGGACAGGATATGTCCGACTTTCCGTCCCTTATCAGGAGCATAGACCTCTCGGTGTCAATGTCCATAACATTGCACACCACATTATTTGAAAACGGGATTAGGTTGACACCAGCGAGGGCATCTCCCGAAAATATGTCCCAAGCGGTGTCTATGCGCTTCGGCAGAAGCGGGATTATGTCCTGTACGACCGACTTCCTCAACCTGTCGCTGGAAAGGGGCGTGTCAACAAAATAACTCATTTTTCGCGGGAATTAAAAACGGGGCGGGCGACATTGGGTATCACTCCGCCCCGAAAACAAACAACAAATTACTATTATGACAAATAATTATTCTACAATAGGCTGGACTTCCTCCTGCAACTTCTCCTTCTCTTCCTCTTCCACCTTTATCACGCTCTTCGCCTCGACTTCTGGGCAGTCGTCTATATACTCCTTGCTGTCGAGTATCGTGTCGATTTCATTGAGGCGGATATGAAGCCCGTTGTTGGCATCCTGACATTCGTTGATTGTCTTGATGTGCTTTACGATTTCGGGTGCAACATCCTTCAGGAGTTCGAGAAATTCCTTTGTTGCGAACGCTCCGTTACCCTTCCATTCCTGAAAGCCACCGAACAATGCCCTGATTGAAATCGAATTGAGCAGTATCGTTCCGTCCCAGTCTGGTGCTTTGGTGTACGGCTTCTGCATCCTTATGTTCGTGTGGAGCGCGATGACGGCAGGTGCCTTGTAGTAACTGCTCGGTATGTCGTGCTCGACGAACTTCTGCAATGCGTTCATCTTGGATTTAGTTCCGATTTTTACGATGAACTCCTTGTTCAAGAGTTCCTCCTCGCCCTTGTTGTACTGTTCCCAAAGTTTCTTCTGCTCTTCGAGAAGTTCGCTTTTCTTCGGGAGTTCCTTTTCTTTCTTTACTTCTTCACTCATCTTAAAGTGTTTTAAGTGTTATACAATATATTGCCTATCTATTAGAGGTCGAGTTCATCACCGATTTCGTTGAGCAAGTCCTCATCGCTCTTCTTTCCAGCGTCAGCGTTCTCGGCAGTGGTTTCGTTACCGCGTACTTCGTCAGAGAAGTCCGTGCTGTCGATTTTGGTCTCGTCTATCTTGCTGTCCGAACCGCCGTTGTTCTTGAGCGCGTTCACCGACTTGGTGGCAATCCTGCTTGCCTCCGAGTTCGGAAGAAGACGGTCATATGTCTTGATGTTGGTAAGAACCCTGTCGGTCTGGGTTTCGTCCCACGGCTGGAACTCATATTCCGAAAGGTCTGGTGCGCCAGCGTACATCTTGGCGAGCAACTTGCGCCCCTTGTCGCTGTTGTCGATTGCAACACCGTCGATTTCCAGAGGCTTCTTCGCGCTGAACTCCGAGTCGTCATAGTTGACATAATCCTCCTTCTTCTTGACGACAAGGCGGAGGTTCTTTCCGAAAAGAAGGTGGTTAGCCGCAATGCCTTCCTCGCCTTCGAGTTCGTTCGGTGAACTTGCCAAGAGGTACTTCTCGTAGAGTTTCTTTCCGAAGCGGAACACCTTTACCTGACCTTCGAGTTCTGGATGCTGCGGGTCTTTGTATATGTAGATGAGCGACCAGTATTTGTTCTCCTTGCCTGCGTTCTTCTTCGCAATCTCGATGTTCGACGCAATTCCAGTGTTCCACAACTTTGCGCGGAGTTGACCGATAGGGCATCTCTGACCTACTGATTCTGGACTGTCCACGCGGACACCGTTCTCGCCGTCCACATCCTTGAAGAAATACTGCGTCTTGTTGATGATTGACTTGCTGTAGTCCATTGGGTTCGGGATAAAACGGATAAGTGCCGTATATACGCCCTTCTTTGCATCTTCCAGTTTCGGCTGGTAGAGATTTTCGTCAACCGAATACTTCGACTCCTTCGTGCTTACTGACTTGTTGACATCTGTGAACTCGCTTCCAAAAAGCGAATCGTAATTTAACTTCTTTAATTCCATTTGACTAAACTTTTATAATTTAACACTATTTAAAAAATTAACTCTATTCAAAAATCGTTTTACGCCTGTTCTATTTCAATCCTCGACATAATGGTCTCCATATTATTTATAAGGCTCTCGCACAAGCCGAGAACAAACTCGTTCTCCATACCCTGCTCCGAAAGCACCCCTCCGAGAGTGGTCGCAAGGTTCTCGACCGTATCATAGCCGTTCTCCTCGCGGAAGCGGGCTATGAGTTTGGACTTCGAGTCCTTCGCCACATCGTTGTCCCGCAGGACTGCGATATGCTCGTTCATACGAGCCTTGTACTCGCCCTTCCATACGCCTTCCCCGTTCCTGTGCGCCATAAGCGCGTAGAACTTGCAGATTTTCGGGAAATGCTCCGCGACAAGTGCCCTGTACTCCTTCTTTGAAACCATCTTCTTTCTTGTGTTCATTTAAACATACGACTATAATATATAGGGAATTTCCGTAAATTTCAGAATAATTTTCCATTTATTACAATGCCAAGGCTATCTTCCTCGTTTACAGGCAATTCACCGCTCGTTTCCGTATTATTTGACGACTGCTCCCCGTCCTTTTTCAAGAAACTCCAGTCCGTTTCGCGCTCCTCCTTCGTAAGAATCTTGCGCATAGCGTTGACATCCATCTTGCTGTATTCGGGCGCGTGCTCAACCCACCAGTTGTCGATTGCGCTCCAGTTCAGGTACGCCCCGTCCGCCACAATCTCGTCGGTACGCCTTGCCAGCCCCTCGAATATCTGCGGAGGCAGGACTTCCTCGCATCCGAGCATAACGAACTTCATATTCCTGTCGAAGTTCCGCTTAACATCGTCCAATGTCCCGCCATAGCAGGTCTGCGTCTTTGTATCCTTCAGTTTCTGCTTGGCGACTTCAAGTATGCACTCGCACAGGACGGACTTCAACTCGTCGTTGAAATAGCAGGATGTGTTTATCTCCGAGATACCCGTCTTGCCGTCAAACCTTTCAAGTATCCCCTTGCTCATCTTCGCTGTAAGCCCGTATGTCGTCTGTACATCCTCGCCGTGACGCTTGGTGGTCTTGGCGAATGTGCATACGCTCGGTATGTTGTCCGAAGTGTCACCGCTTATTATCTTGTCGAAAAGTGCCCCCTGCGCTTTGACAGGCTCTATCTTCAGCCTGTTCGCTACACGCAGTTCGTTGAGCAGGAGTTTGAGAGCGTCTATCTTCATAGAACCGCCTCCGAGCATACGCTCTATTATGTCACCGCCCTCCTTCTCCGTAAGCCTTCCGCAGTCGGATTCCGTTGCAAAGAGGGTGAAGTTCCTTTCGCCCGCTGGCGCAAGTTCCATAACCCCGTCGGTTATGAGTTGGTGCAAGTCGTGGTCTGTGCTGTATATGATTACGCTGTCTCCCATTCCGTTGAAGCGTCTCGCAAGGGAGCATATCCAGTCGTCGCCCTCCGCACCGGGCAGTTCGCACTGCGCAATCCTGCACAGGTCGAGCCACTTCTTGAACTCGGCTATGCACTCTCCGAAACGAACCTTGTCAACCTTCTGCTCGGTCTCCTTCCTGTTGCCCTTGTAGTCGATGACACCAGCGTATTCCCTTGCTGCCAGTTCCTTCCTCCAAGTGCCGAAGTCCCATACGAACACCATACCGTCCGCGACAGTCTTCCATCCGTGGAGAAGTGCCATCGTCTGTATTATCAACTGCTTGTTGAAGAAAGCCCTGTCCTGCTTCTTTTCGAGATACTTGCCCTTGCTCGGCTTCGGCATCCCGAAAAGACTCCGATAAATGAAGTTGTGTCCGTCTATCACTAAAAATGTTCTCATCCGAGTTTCCTTTTTCCTTGTTATTTATAAGCAATATATTGGAAAAATTTATAAAGTTCAGAAATATTTAAAATTTTTTTATGTGAACACAGCCTCGATGATATGCTCCCTGTCGTCCTGCGCATATGTCATATCGGCATCGGTGGACACCTGCACCCCGTCAATGCTCCAGCCCCCAAAGGAATAGCCAGCCGAAGGAACCGCGTGGAACTCGACAGCCTGCCCCTCATACGAATACAGCATACCAGCGGATACAGGCTGACCGTTTGCCGTCACCGCGCCCGCGCCAGACGGCACTATGCTCAACGGAATACGCAACGCCCCGTTCTTGTTGAAACGAATATCAACGGAACAGTTCGCTGTGACTGGCGGAAGCGTATATGTATATTGGTTCTGATATTGCGTGGCAACGAGTTCGCCAGTCACTACGCGCTCCGTAGCAAGTGTCTTGTCAACGACCACGCTCTCTATGCCCCCGTTCGGGTTTTCCTTGATATAGAACACGGGTGCAGAACCGTGCTGGACACCGTTGACTTGGAAGTCACCAGAATGCGTAGGAATATCATCGCATCCCACCGCACCCTCAAAGTCTCGCATCGATGATACGCCGACATTTATCGTGTACTGGTTTATGTCGAACTGCGCGACAAATACCATATCGCTGTCCGCAGTGAACGAATATGTCGTGTCTGCCGATACTGGTTCACCGTTCCCGTCAACCCAGCCGACAAAATGGTAGCCCTCACTGGCTTCCGCCGCTATCGTTACGAGGCTTCCCTCGTCATATTCCCCGCCACCGCTTGCAGTACCGCCAACAGTTGCCGAAACGCCTATTGCATATCTCGGTATCGTGGATATGAAATGCGCAGTAAGAATCCTGTTGTCGTCTGGCATAGTGAATGTATATTCGGCATCGGTCGAAACGGCAGTTCCGTTTTCAGTCCAGTTGACGAACGCATAGTTCTCGTTAGCCTGCGCGTTGACCGTAACCTGAACGCCCCTCATATAAGTACCTCCGCCAGACACCGTACCCTTGTCCGGGTCACACTGAACCTTGACCAAGTACGACGGTGTAATCTTCGTTATGACCTTGACCGTATGGTCTGCCGATATTAAACCGAATGTGTAATGCCCGTCAACGAGTGCAACCTCCGTGCTGTCAACATACACCGATGAAACTTCAAACCCGTACTGCGGGGCGACCGTCAGGACTGGGGACGAGCCGTCAGGAACAACTATAAAGTCCCCTGCCAAAAGTTGCGTGCCGTCTATGTCAACCGAAGAGTTGCCAGTGGCGACCACCGTTATCCTGCGTTCAGCCACGAAGTTCGCGACATAGGTCGCATCGGCTGTAACCGTTATTATGCGGGTGCTGTCCGTATTGCCGTCGCTCCACCCAGTGAAGATGTATCCGCTGTTAGCCGTAGCGACAAGCGTCACAAGGCTTCCCTCGTCATACTCGCCACCGCCAGTTGCAGTCCCGCCACCCGCAGGGCTTGCGGTCACTCCCACCGAATATCTCGGCAGTGTCGAGGCGAAGTTGGCTATGAGCGTTACGCTCTCATAGACATCAAACGAATATGCCCGCTCTGTACAAACAACCTCTCCGTCCTTCGTCCAGTTGAGGAACTCATAGTTCCCGTTGGGTGTAGCGGACACCTCGACGGTCTCGCTGTACGAATACTGACCGCTTCCTGTCGTTTCACCCGCGCCCGTCGGATATTCAAGCGTCGCGACATCAATCGCGCCGTCCTTGTTGAAGCGGACATAGACCTCCTTGTCCCCGTCAACCTCACCGAAGATGTATGTCCTGTCTGGGACAAGGCTTCCCATTATGCTCTCCCCGTCAACGCTTCCGAGATGAAGTTCTGTTATGAACAACCCAGACAAAGGTATGAACTTGAACGCATCACCGCTTGCAAGCGGGTAGGCGACACCAAAGGCAAGGCTCGTGCCGTCCTGAACAACCTCGCCCCTCGGATTGCCGTCCAAGATGACAGCCTCGCCCTCGATTATGTCGAAGCAATGGAATGTAACCGTATTCGCTGGCGGTTCTGGTGCTTCCGCGAATGAAACTATAATCGTGTGGTTGCTCTGGACATTCTCGAATGTATATGTATTGTCCACAAGCGTCTGCGGAGCAGTGTCAACGATAACACTGTCCACCACATAGCCTTCGTCTGGCGTAACCACATATACGCGGGTTTCGCCTTCTGGTACGGCTATTGTTTCAAGAGGCTCTATTGTCCCGCCTGTTCCGTTGACCATCGAATATATGCTGTATAACACGGCTTCCCGCGAGAAGTGCGCATCAAGCAATACCGAGTGGTACGGCATAACAAACTCCGTATCCCTGTCGGGGCTGTCGAGTTCATCGCCATATATCCACCTGTCGAACCTCCAGCCCTCATACGGCTCTGCGTGGATTGGAATGGTCTCGCCCGCATAGCAGTATCGGCGCAACGGGGATGTCGTTCCGCCTTCAGGCGGCATAGCCTGTGTTTCAAGCACGAACGGATTGTCCTTATGGACTACGACGGTGAACTCCGAATTATGCTCAATCGGTTCATACACATATTCATCATCGTCCAAGACATCTCCCGTAACCACCCTTGTCGCGCCAAGTTCCGTAACGGTCGCACTCTCATAGCCGAGTTCGTGCGCGATTGTTATGACTGGTCGCGAGCCGTCGTCCACATATATCTCGCTTCCGCTTTCGGGGACTATCACATCGTTGACATAGACCGTACAGCCACTGTTCCAGACCACATCCCCCGTGTTGTAGTTCCTTGCGCCGAACCTCACCACAAGCAGACGCTTGCCCGAAATGTCCTCGAACTCCGCATATATGGTATGGTCGCGCAGTATTCTCCTGAATGTATAGTTGTTGTTCTCCTCAAGCATCGATGCCTGCCCGTCAACAAGGAACTCGCTTATGCGATGCCCCTCGTCTGGAACTACCGTATATCTCCTGTCAGAACCTTTCGGTGCATAGACCGTACCTTCAACTGGGCTTATGCTCCCGCCCTCGCCAGACGATGAGGTTATCCTGTATGCGTTCTCCTTGACGACTTGCAGGTAGAACTTGACACTCGCATTTGTCGTGTCGATACCGTCTCGGCAGCGTATCGAGAGGTCATACCTGTTATAATCAGCCGAACCGCTTGCAATTACGGCATCTACATCATCCACGGGACGGCATTTCGGAGGCGGTGCATAGTCTCCCGACGGCAGAAGTTGCGTCCTGTAACTTATGACATTGTTCTCGTCGTACGGCTGTATGTACGAGATTTCCGAACCCCATTCGTTTTCGGACACGGGGTACTTGAATATTATGCAGTATGTATGCTGGTCGGCTTCCTGCCAGTCGCCATACGGATATGTGTCGGGAAACTTGTACCTTATCTCGACCGTTGCGCTCGTGTCGTCATCGGAATCCAGCCCCCTGTGGGAAGCCCTCACCTCATCATTCCCGAACCAATCGAGCGTGTGCTCCCGAAAGTCTGCATCAGCCCAGTCCCCTGCGGAAAAATAACTCCCGAAGTTGAAGGCATACTCTATGTCGGTATGAACTTCCGAAACCCCGTTGTACCAGTAACTGTAAGGCTCGTCGTCCGCCGAATACTTCGTGAAAAGTGCTTCGGGTGTCAACGGGGTGTATGCGTGCCCGCCGACCCTGATACTTATGTCCCCGTTCCCGTACTTGTCGGCAAGGCAGTCTGAACCGACCGAACTTCCAACCGCCCAAGCGGTCACATCAACCCAGCCAGAAGGGTTGTTCATCAGAGTGGCGTTAGCCCCCTCGTGCCGAAGCACCTGAAAACCGACATAGTTGAGCAGGACACCCTTCCTGTAGTTGCCAGCGTTGTCGTCTGGCGAAAAGTCGTCCAAGTGCCGAGAAACATCATAGCACCCGTTCAATGAAATGGAAAGGGTGAACTCCACCCCGTCCGCATACACATCGTCGATGTGAGAAACATATATGCCGTTACCTTCCTGTGTTACCATTAGTTATCGCCTTATGTATTTGGAAAACCTTCAAATAGTTCAAAAGTAAAAAGCGCATCGTAGTAGCCGTAGTCATCCTTATATAGATACAGGCACACCCTCGCAACATAATCATCTGCAATCGTCCCGCCAACGGGATATACGGTTACAATCCCCCTGTTCGACTGGTCGATAGAAAGCGTCGGTGTCTGCATTACACTGCTCCACGCTGGCTCTGCGGACTTGATGCACATTACCGCATTAACTGTTGCGGGCGAAAGATGTTCATTGGAAAAATCCTCATAATTTGCGCCAGTGCCAAATGTAAACTCTATGCCGTTTCCGCGCCCGTCACCTATAGGAAAACACTTATAAGCCACATATTCATATTCATTTTGCTTCAACGCGGGAACGCCAGTGCCACTGTCGCCCTTGTCGCCCTTGTCGCCCTTGTCGCCCTTGTCGCCTTTCTTGCCCTTTGCATCGACCATATACATATCCGCGCCCACAGGATACGGTGATTGTATCGTGGCGATGTATATCGTAACGAGCACATACACGCCAGAAATGGATTTCGGGGTGGCAACATTCTGGC